TTTCCGTAAGAGATATGGTAGTATATGTAAGTGGTAACACTGGAGCAACAGGAGTAAATATTATAGGAATAGAAACGGGGGTAACAGGAGCTTATGCGGAAGTTAAAACTTCCACCATTAATGGAACTTTAACTGTAAAAGGAACAACAGGAACATTTGTAAATGGAACAGCTTATGATATTAAAGGATATACGGGAACGGTACCTACTATTGTTTTGGGCGCAACAGATTTATATAATAAAACCGCTGACGGTAATTCATTAACGCCTGCGCAGGCACCGTCGACATTTCAGTTTGGAATAATAGGTAATCTCAATTCGTCGACAAAATATAATCTTGTTCCAGGAATATGTAAGGAACCAGACTTATATACTGTCGCTGCTAACACATTTCCAATTCCAATAATTAATTCAGCATTAATTATATCAATTGTAATGAGTTGTAATAAGGTGCCGGCAGCGTTAAGCAGCTTAATATTTAACCTTTATGATTTGCCTACCTCTTCTGGAGCGCTTGGTACGCCAGTATTAACATTAACATTATTAGCAGGAGTAAAAACAACTTCATTAATCAATAAATCATATACTTATCTATCAGGTCGGTTTTTATACGCGACATTAGACACAGTTGGGAATCCAGAGTTTATGTCAAAAGACGCAGTTTCTATAACTGTCAGTTATTATTAAGTATTCAAACAAATAAGGAAATAGTAAGGAAATAATATATTATATTTTAAAAATATAATATATAATATGTCCTATAAAAGCTACAACAATTATTTAGGGTCGAATCGTTGCTGTAATACAAATACTTCAACAAAAGGGTCGCAAGGGGCTCAAGGCATGGCAGGACCAATTGGACCCGCTAATTCAGGAGGAACTGGTGGGACGGGAACGGGCGCACAAGGCGCAACAGGAGCACAAGGATTTCAGGGCCTTATAGGAGCACAAGGCGCAACAGGAGTACAAGGCCTTATAGGTGTTCAAGGAACGCAAGGCCTTATAGGAGCACAAGGCGCAACAGGAGTACAAGGAACGCAAGGCGCAACAGGAGTACAAGGCGCAACAGGAGTACAAGGCCTTATAGGAGTACAAGGCGCAACAGGAGTACAAGGAACGCAAGGCGCAACAGGGACACAAGGCGCTACGGGAGTACAAGGACTTATAGGCAGTCCAGGAATATCCACTATATTTGCGAATTCTTCGCCTTGGTCAGTTCTTTCGGGCATAACAGGAGAACAGCGAACCTATATAAATAATATTGATTTCATCCCCCCCCTCGATTACTATCCATTAGGAACTGCGGCAACAGGAGGAACCAACGGAATAGTTTATTCAATCAGTTCAGGCGACTCTTCATCCAATGTGGTTCTTGCTGGCGTATACAGTGATTATGATGGTAATATATGTTCTAGTATAGTAGAGGTAGGTTCTACAGGAACATATATACAAAATTTTTCTAATGGAATAGAATCAAATCGGCCTATATATTCAACCTTTAAAGATACCGGAACAACTGGACCAAATAAACAATATATTGGTGGCGATTTTCAATATGATAATGCGATAACAACCTTAAATAATGTTTCTGTATATCATACTTATATTATTCCCAGTTCTAATAAATGGATTCCTATGGGTTCAGGCGTTAATCCAGGATTAGATAAACAAGTAAACGCAATAAATTATTACCCCGGAGCAACAGATTTAGTAATTGGTGGCAATTTTAATTATGATACAAATTCCGGGATTTTTCAAAAAAGGATGCCATTTATATCGAAATATTCCCCTACCAAAAATGTTTTTTCTCCAATACAATCCGCATCCACCATGTTATATGGAGTCGATTATAATCCAATTTTCTTAGATTTGTCATGTAATGCGGTAGAATCGGACTCTGCTAGCGAGTATATCTATTTAGGCGGAAATTATACAACCGCAGGAGGAATTCAGGCTTCCTATGTATCGCGCTATAATTTAAATAAACAATTTTGGCAGGCATTATCAGGAACCGTGGGCATTAGTCCAACTAATTACGGCGAAGGAACCAATGGTCGAGTATATGCTTTATTATTAGTCGGAGATTGGCTTTATGTTGGGGGAAATTTTACAACAGTATGCTCTGGCAATATTACTGCGTCAAATATAGCGCGATGGGACACTGTAAATTTTATATGGGAAGCATTAACAGATGGTTCTACAAATGAAGGAACTGACGGACCTGTATACGCATTGGCAACCGACGGAACTAATATATTTGTCGGAGGTGATTTTTTAAATGTCGCCACTGGAACTATACCGGCAACCAATATCGCTTTTTGGACTCCGAATACATGGACAGCATTAACAGATGGTTCTGGAAATGAAGGAACTGACGGACCTGTATACGCGCTAACAAACAATGGAGCTAATATATTTGTCGGAGGCAGTTTTACTAATGTAGCCACTGGAACTATACCGGCAACCAATATCGCTTTTTGGGCTCCGACTACATGGTCGGCATTAACAGATAGCGGAAATGAAGGAACTGGCGGACCTGTATACGCGCTAACAAACGACGGAACTAATATATTTGTCGGAGGTGATTTTTTAAATGTCGCCACTGGAACTATAGCGGCAGCAAATTTTGCGATTTGGCAACCATCTCCAGCATGGTTTGGAACATTGGTCGGGGTTACAGGGTTTAATAATATAGTATACTCATTATATTTAAATGGAACCAATTTATATGCTGGAGGATGGTTTACACAAGATACTAGCATAATTCTAGTAAATATAAATCATCTAGCTATAACAGATACCACTGTTTCCCCAATTATATGGGCTCCGCTACCAAATAATAATATACCCAGTTACGAATCATATTACGATTCACTGGGAAATGGCGTAGATAATACAATCAAGGCTATAAAATATGTAAATAATCCAAATAATCCGGGTATAATTGTCGCAGGATGTCATAAAAATTCATACGAATTACAAAGCATCATAAGTAGTAACAATGTATCTTATTATGTAGACCAGGGAGTATCGGCTCAGACATGGGATCCGCTCCCCTATTTAAATAATAAAAACGACAGTACAGGTGTTTATCCTAGCGGGGTATCTGGTCATGTGTATGCGGTTGTGTATGACGGTAATGACATTATTTATGTAGGTGGAGATTTTAAAAGTGCCGGTGGAATAACCGCGAATAATATAGCAAGATATATTGTTGGAAAGCAGCAATGGTTTGCGCTAACAGACTCTACTATAAAACTAAATGGAGTTAATGGGATTGTATATGCGCTAGCATATGACGCTAATAGCAAATTATTATATGTTGGTGGAAATTACACGAGCGCGGTCGGGTTAAATACGAAAAATGTTGCGCAATGGGATGCAAATAGTCAAATTTGGGTCGAAATAACCTCCAATGGATTTAGTGGTCCGATTTATGCGTTGGATTGGGACCCAATTTATAACAGATTATATGCTGGAGGAGATTTTATTAGCGCTGATTTCACAATAGCATCAAATATCGCGTTTTGGGATACCTCAAATTGGTTTGCTCTACCCGGTTCGTCCGGTGGTGAAGGAACGAATGATATCGTCAGAGCCATTAAAATGGCATCATTCAATCAATTAGTATATGTTGGTGGAGATTTCACTGCGGTTGAATTCCTAGGAGGAACTCCTAAACCAGCAGCAAAAATTGCTACATGGGACCCTGCTAATAATAAATGGACTGATATTGGCGGAGCAAATAGTGATGTTTTAGCACTAGAGGAATGTAATAGTAATAGTGAAATGATTGTTGGAGGTAATTTTACAAGTGTAAATATTTTAAGCCCAGTTTCCGCAAATTACATAGCAAGAGTCGATGGCTCTAATAATTGGAATAGTTTAGGCTCAAATAATGATGTAAATGATATAGTTAGATGCATTACTTATGATAATATTAATCCAACAGGGTTATTATATTTTGGCGGAGATTTCACTGCGATGACAACATTGTTTGCAGGAGTTAACACATCTGTTAAATATATCGCATCCGCAGATCCGGCTAGCAGCTATGCTTTTGACGCGCTGCCGGCAACTGGATATGGAACAAATTCAAACGGAACAAACGGACCTGTATATTCTGTGGATAAAGGTAGGGTAGGGTTTCCTATTATTGTAACAGGTGGATTATTTACTAAAACATATTATGATTCGAGCTTATCGACGCAAAACATTCAATACGGAAATAATGTCGTTTATTGGGATTACAATTTTACTTTTAATTTAGGTTGGAACATTATGAATTCGAGAATACCAGATTTAAATGGAATTGTGAAAGCATTGGTCTACACAGCCACTAATATTTACGCAGGTGGAGAATTTCAAAATGTATCGACAACACAAGCGCTTCATTTTGTTAGATGGAATATTGCCGATGAATTATGGTATCCGATTATATCAAATAGCGAAAATGGTGTAAATGATACTGTAAATGCTTTGGCAATTGATGCTCAGCATATATATTTAGGAGGTAAATTTTCAACAGGAGGGGGAAAGTTATTAAATTATATTGGAAAATGTGATATTTTAAATAGTCAATTTAGTCAATTTAATTTTATCACAGATATTGGTTTCAATGATCAAGTAACTAGTTTATTTGTAAACGCAGCGGACACCCTGGTTATTGGCGGATATTTTACTCAAACGGAGACTGGTTTGTTAACAAATCTTTACAGTGTTGCTAAAGCAAGCGTAGTAACCGACATCATAAGTGCTATAAGAAATCTATCGGGAACTCATTCGGGATTTAACGGACCTGTATTTGCTGTATATAATATTAATCCATATATATATTTTGGCGGACTCTTTTCAAATTCGGCATCTTTGGGTGATTTAACATTGAATAATTGTGCTTATTATGATGCTTCCGCTTTATCTGGTGTAGTAATATTAACCCCAGTTGGGACAGGAGCATTTATAGATACAGAAACATTAATTATTTCCAGCAGTATTACACTTCCTTTAAAATATAAATTAGCGAATCTAATTTGCAGTGATTTTGATCCAAACACCTGGATTGTGGCTTTTAGATCGATTGGTGTAACCTTTTAATCACATTTTAATTTTAAACCGAAATTAATATAATTTATTAAAACAATTAAAATTTAAATATAAGGTTATAAACCTTTTCTAAATGTATATATAATAATGGCATTTACCCGTTTTCACGATGATGCGTGTCGAATAACAAAACAACTTCAGCAGCAAACGGACCAAGGTCGTTGGATTATCGATGTTCCTGGCAACGGCGGTGACAAACCATGTTTTGCTTTGGATCCGCAAATAATTCCGCAAAAATGGGGCGGCAATTTGTGGACTGAAAGCGTCGATATTCAAAGCGCCCTTTTAGGAATAGATAAACGATTAAATCGCGATGTTCCGAATACTGTAAACGCTTTAACAAATAAGAGTGTCAATCCTTATAAGCGGTTTACCGTAAACGCAGCACCCATTTCATATCCAGTTTGCGACACCTTTTTGACAACGGACCAGTCGCGGGCGATAATGCCGGCGTGGACGGCTCGAGATTTACAGCAAAACCACGCATATATTTTGCCAAATGATCCGCAATCACATACAGAGATGAAGTTTGGCAACTATATTGACACGCGCATTTTAGAGAAAAATCATTTCAAAAGGGAATTTGATTGCGTGCCTCTAAATGACCAAGGTTATACGGTTCCGATAAAACAATTTTCTTCTGGTCAAAAAACTCGGGGAACATATATAGCAGGTCCTAATACTTGTGGAGCCAGAGGATCTTGTGAAAAGCTGTAAGCGACAAACAAGGCGAAAAGGCGTAGCCGATAAGTAACAAAACAATAAATATAAATTATATAAGCACTTTTTAAAAAGTATATATATAATATAATAATGGAATTAGCAATACCACTAATAGCACTAGGAGGAATGTATGTGATTTCAAATAGTAAAAATAATGATACTTCAAAAAACGCATATAATGAGGGATATACTAACAAAAAAAAGGAAAACTTTGACAACATGGGAAGAAAGTCAAATTATTTACCAAATACTCAAACTGCGCCTCAAAATTATCCAATAATGAATAATAAAGAGCTTATCGACACTGTCCAGGAATATCCGAATCCCAATACCGCCTCCGATAAGTATTTCAATCAAAACGCATACGAACAGCGAGAAAGAGCAGGGAAATCCGTTGGCGATACGATTCAGCAAGTATATTCATTAACCGGTGATTACTTGAATTCCGACCAATTTAGGCATAATAATATGGTGCCATTTAACGGCGCAAAACCGCACGGACAGACATATAATAATAACAACGCCGAGACCATTTTAGACAATTATGCCGGAACAGGTTCTCAAATACTTAAGAAGATTGAGCAAGCCCCGCTTTTCAAACCCCAGGAAAATGTTCAGTGGACTAGTGGTGCGCCCAACATGAGCGAATTTTATCAGTCTCGTGTGAACCCGGGTATTAAAAATAATATGGTAAAACCATTCGAGTCGGTTCGCGTTGGTCCGGGTTTAGACAAAGGTTATTCTGCTAACGGTTCTAACGGTTACAACTCTGGAATGGAAGCGCGCGACCAATGGCTGCCGAAAACCGTGGATGAACTTCGCGTGGCGACAAATCCCAAAGAGGAATATTCTCTGTTAAACCATCAAGGCCCGGCCCAGTCCGCGATAACTAATATCGGCATTTTAGGAAAAGTGGAGAAAAATAGGCCTGATACTTTTTTCATAAATTCACAGGATCGATGGCTCACAACTACAGGTGCTGAAAAGGCGCAGCGTGTTGTCGCCGAAGAGGTTCTCAAACAATCGCACAGAAATGAAACGACAACGCACTTAACTGGCACCCCAAATGCGGTCTTAAAAACGGCGAGTTATGTTCCAAAGCAACACGAGGCGTCGAAAAGAATGCAGCTCGATGCCGCGAACCATATCGGGCATTCAAATGCTGCTGGAACCGGTTCTCATTTGGACGGCGAAGGATTTTTAAAGAGCCACACGAATTACACAAATAGCAGAAGTGCTAATCCGCAACCGCAGATATTTGGATCCGGATTTTCAGGCGCGATTGGAGCCGTTATTGCGCCCCTCATGGATATATTTAAGCCGGTAAGAAAGGAAGAATATGTGTCGAATATGCGCGTCTACGGTAACATGATTGGAGAAGTGCCGGGCAACTATGTGCTAACATCAGGCGATTTACCTGGCACAACGGTTAAAGAAACCACCATGTATCGACCCAATGGTTATATTGGAAATCAACTGAATGGCGGCGCTTATGAGGTGACAGAGCAACAATCAATCACAAATCAGCGCGATACTACGACGGACTTTTGCCAAATAAACCCGAGCGGCGGTGCTGGAACCAAGCATGGCGCAAAACAGTATGATTCGGTTTATAGGCAGACTAACAATGAAGCCAAAGAGAAGTCCATCGTGTCGAGAACGAACCAAGGGAACATGGCCATGTTTAATGCGGACATGAATGTGTCGCATTCTAGGTTAGACTGTGACCGCGAAAATAACCGGATGTGGGCACCAAGTGCGGTAATTCCTAGCGGCCCTTCGGTTAAAACTTACGGCAAAATTCACACGCCTGCATTGACGAATCAGTGTACCACAGGCTGCGACAGAATGGATCCGGCACTCCTGGATGCATTTCGCTCAAATCCGTACAGTTTTAGTTTGTCAAGCGTCGCGTAATTCAAACTAACAAACCAAATTCAAATAACCAATTCGTTATATTAACATATAAAAACACTATTTTAATATTAATAACGCATAAACAATGTCTTTACCAATCCATGAAAATATCAAAACCAAATTGGAATACTTTCATAGTATCCATAAAATTCCCAATATTATCTTTAATGGGCCATCTGGTTCAGGTAAGAGCACTATTGTGAATGATTTTGTTAGTTTAATTTACGAAGGGAATAAGGAGAAGATTAAAAATTTTGTAATGTATGTGAATTGTGCGCACGGAAAAGGTATCAAATTTATCCGAGATGAACTAAAGTTCTTTGCCAAGACGCATATTAATTCGAATGGAGGAAATACATTCAAAAGCATAATATTATTGAATGGAGACAAACTAACAATGGATGCGCAATCCGCGCTAAGACGATGTATCGAGCTATTTAGTCACAATACGCGATTTTTTATTATTGTGGAAGACAAATATAAATTATTGAAACCGATTTTGTCGCGATTTTGCGAGATATATGTTTCTGAACCGGAATATAAGGGCAAAACTATAAATCTATACAAATATAATCTAGATGAAACCTTTAAACTAACAAATGTAAAACAGTCAAAGTCAGAGTGGTTAAAGAAGGAGCTTATAAAGCCGATAACGGCGGAAACAGATTTGATTGCGTTTTCAACCAAATTATATGAAAGGGGGTACAGTGCTTTAGATATAATTAAGTTACTAGAGGAAGTCGTTAATTTTCAATTAGAGGAAATAAAAAGATATGAATTGTTAGTTGCGTTTAACAAGGTAAAGAAGGAATTTAGAAATGAAAAATTACTAATTTTGTTTATATTGAACTTTGTCTTTTTGGATGTAGAAACGAGGTTAGACAATATATCTTTTATGTAAAGGGAACGGCCGTCTAAGGCCGACAAAGGCCGACTAAGCCAAGGTGAGTTAAAACTAGCAAAAAAAAACCTCTAATTCTTACATATAACAATATGGACGATTTTAATGTTAGTTCGTTGCATGAATCAAAGAATGAATGGGGTGCGAGATTGCTTACTATTTTGACGCCATTGGTAATCGAGGGGTTTAAATCTATATTCGACGAGTCGGTGAAGTTGTGTAAAGTAAATGAAGAGATGGGAAAATATTTAATGACATTTCAAAATCTGATTACGCGCATTCCGAAATGGAATCCTACTATTATAGAACAAGAACGAAAACGAATTATTGATCGAAGCGGTTGCGGATATTTAGAAGAATTGGTAACATGTGTTCATATAATTCAGTTAAAGCTATTGACCGCGATGCGTGTTGGTCAGAAACAGAAAAAAATCGACATCAATATACCTAAATTAGACGATTTCATCCACAAAGCATACATTAATGTAGCGCGAAAGATATATAAAAATGTTTATCTATTTGAAATCAGTATACCTCCTTTACAAATACAAAAAAATAATCGAGAAATGGAGACAATTGTTCAGGAATGTATTTTGAACGCGGTTAGAGAGAGCATCCCAATCGAGCATATTTTGAAAGCATATATGGACGAAACCGTGGAAGACGATGTCATCGAGGAAATCAAGGAACAAGTGGTCGAAAAGACCGAAGCATTAAATGCTAGAGGAGAGACGGCCTTTATTAGTGAATCTGATAAAAAGGAAGCCAAAGAAGCCAAGGGAGAAGGGATTAAATTTAACGATGTAGACCAGGCTGTAAATGAAAAAGGGAAGGAAGAATTAATCAGCGCCCCAAAGACTCTGGAGCGCTTAGAGGAAATAAGTAATTTAAGAAATATTCAAAGGAAAATGGACGAGGAAGCCGACGCGGACGATGATAACGAAATCTTGAAAATTTCAGAAGAAATGGTTGATCTAAATAGTTTAGATGTACATGTAATTGGCGAAAAATCGCTGGAACTGGAACCTAACTTTTTGTTAGATGAGATAGAGGTTTTAGCATAATTTATTGTTTATTCTTTATTGTTTATTCTTTATTGTTTATTCTTTATTGTTTATTCTTTATTGTTTATTCTTTATTGTTTATTGTTTATTGTTTATTGTTTATTCTTTAACGCGTTAAATTCAAAATTGTATTGTAAAAATATATTGTAAATGAGTAATATATTTTTAGTAGCAGGAGTTGTATCTGTTATTTTCTTTGTCGCTAAATTTTTGGAGATGCAGTATATTGAAAAGGAAAGTAAACCGCTGAAGATACTGATTCGAGATACATTAGTTGTGTATGTTTGTGTTGTTATTGGGAGCTTTATCTTGGAGCAACTGAGTCCAGTAATTAAAGATATTTCTGTAATCGAGAGCCCTGGAGCCTTTACGGATAATCCGCCGTTTTAATAAGGGAACAAGGTCATCGCTTCTTTTATATTTATATATTATTTCAATTAATATATAAATTAATTTCATAACTGTTCATTTTGGTTCCCTGCTTATCTACCAGTCCACACCTTAACAAAAGATTCGTATGCTTTTTTATTTTTAAAATCATTCGAATATTCATTATAATTATACTTGAAAGCATTGTGATGTTTTAATATGTTACCAAATAGCGAATGTGTATATTTTAATTTCGGACATTCTTGCCAAAAAAGTAATCCCATAATTCTTTCTAATCCGCATCGGTCAGTTCTGCTATTAATAACACGAATTAAATTAGTAATTCCGTATTTTGTTTCTAGCATCTCTAAAAAACTTAATTGAATATACGACATTGCTCCAAAACATAGTTCGAATTTTTCACCATGATTTAATCCCAATATATTTATATCCGACCCTTTAAGTCTTTGTTTAAGATATAAATTATGTTTCAAATTGCTAGAGATTCTTAATAAATTATCTAAATTATCTTTATCGTAATCGTGATGCCATAAAGGTAACACCGGGTAGCCGATGCGTTCAAATGGAATTCTTTTGTGAATAAAAACACTATCATGCAAAATGACTGCTCTGTCGAACCACTTATACCTTAAAAAATATATATATGGAAGTAGCTCGCCGCGTTTAGGATATTCTGACTGTATAATTTCAACATTTTTATAATCATGGTCCGCTTGTATAAAAGCATAATTGCTATTATCATCGATGATAACAATCTTCTTTAAAGGATAGTGAGTTCTTATTAGCTTTACGCACTGATTCCAATACTGATTTGTTAGTTCCGAATTGACATGTCTTGTTATTATAAATCCATATGACATTTATAATAATAATAGAAATAAATTATAATCCAATAGTTATTTATACAATCCAATAGTTATTTATACAAGTGACTGTAATACATCTATATCCATCACTTGTTCTCCCTTTGAAATTCCATTTTTTAAAATAACAAATTTGCTAAACTCTGGCCTGTCTAATTGCGCGCTCGGACTATGATTGTGAACACATCGCGCAATCATTTTATATAATTTGAATTCAGGATATCGCTCTGCTCCGTTGTTTTTATATAGAACATTAACCCCATTATCGTCAGTACACCATTCCACCATCAATTTTACAATTGGTTCACAGCTATTAATGTTTTTAATGCTATCCATGTCATCTATAATATAATCGAAAATAGAACACGCCAGTCGACACAAATCGAAGCTGAAATTAGGTTCAATTCGTGGTTTTTTGTCATTAAAATAGGGTTCCGTGTTGTATTGTGTAACCGCATCTCCGCCCGTTTGAAAGCTATCGCTGCAAAATAATTTATTGTCGAATTTATAAATTGCGCGTCCAAAATCAATGATTTTAAAAATCCTTCCAAAGGTAGGAACTTTGTAATACTTTTTCTTGTATAAATAATACAAATACTTTTTGTTAGTTGGGATATACATGACATTATTGGTGTGTAAGTCATTGTGAGTGAATGAAAATAGTTTCTGATACACAATCAAGGTCATTATTATTTGCATAAGAGCGGACATCCATTCGTCATGAGTTAAATCCGTATTCATAATTAAATCATCTAAAGTGCTCTCGCAGTTTTCCATACAAATAACCTGAACAGGGAATTTTTGAAGAGTTAAAAATAATTTTTCTTCTTCTAAATCGTAAGAACTTTCCGTTCCAGAGCCCGAATCGGAGTCAGAATCTGTTCCAGATCCAGATTTAGATCCAGATTTAGATCCAGATTTAAGACTCTGAGTTTCTGAACCACCAGATTTAGAATATGACTTTGAACAATCTAATTCATCTGTATCCTCTTCATCAATATCCTCTTCATCAATATCATTTTCATTCGTATGAGATGTTCTAGAGGAACAAGTGGAACCAGATTTAAGACTAGCTGATTTTTTCTGATCCGTAATATCAATAGAATTTGTAATATCAACAAGATCCATGTTTAGCATTTTCACATCATCTAAAGAAATCGAAGTGCTTGTTTCGTCATTTGAGAAAATGTTTTCAAACATAGATTCGTCTATTGATTTTACAGATAAATTCGATTTCTGAGAAATATTCATAATATTTAACGGCTTTAAACTAGGTTCCAGCATACTTTGACTCTGGATCAAATGCGAATAATCTTCTACCGTAAACAGCGTATTTTGTTGCTTATTAAAAAACTCGGATTGAACTAAATAGTCAATATCATCAATCACATTGATTCTGTAGTCGTTTTTAATAGCCAAAAAAGAGCCGTAATAATCTAGTCCGTGCACAAAATTGTGTTTATGTAGCACCTCGCTAGTTAAAAAGGAGAAAAATCCATCCACATAGGAGGAATTGTTAGGATCTTCTATCTTTAAATGAACTGGTTTACTCTTATCAACAGATGGCAAATTAAATAGATTATCATCTGTGTGATTATATTTGCCTACTAGATATTTAAATGGATCTAACAATGGCGCCATTTTAATGAATACCTTTTGAGTCGTAGCAAAATCCTCGTCTTCTGTTATATTTTTCAGTTTACAAGTGTAAATATGCTCCTTATCTCTATCGTCATCTACATTATCTTTATTATCTTTATTTTTGGGCTTGGCTTTGATATCCTTAATATCTGAAATATGCCACATGTGATTTAAATTAATAGCGTTAAAATTGGTGCTGTTTAATGAAAAAAATTTGTCGTAAATAGGTATATAATTCTGTACTTTAGATAAAGAAATATTCGGATTAGATTGAAATTTGTTGAAAAGATTTACATTCTTTCGCTTTTGATAATTTACAGTTATTGCCATTAGCTAATAAAAATAAAATTATAAATTATATTTAACTTATTATAAATGAAATAGCTATAAACTAACAAATGCCTAAACAAATGCTTAAACAAATGCTTAAATAAACTAACAAATGCTTAAATAAACTAACAATGCTTAAATAAAATGACCTAAATAGTATTTTAAAATCGCGTAAAATAATATTCTTTTTTTAAAATATGTTATAGTATAATAATGAATTTAGAGCTAAAACGTTTTGATATGAAATCTATCAGTTTTAAGCCTAATGAATCTAAAGGCCCTGTCGTCGTTTTAATTGGACGCCGTGACACTGGTAAATCATTTTTAGTAAAAGATTTATTATATTATCATCAGGATATTCCTATCGGCACCGTCATTTCCGGGACAGAAGAAGGGAACGGATTTTACGGCAAACTGGTGCCGAAATTATTCATCCACAATGAATATAATACAGCCATCATCGAGAACATATTGAAGCGACAGCGGCAAGTCTTGAAACAAATCAAAAAGGAGATGGAACAGTTTAAAAGATCTACAATCGATCCTCGAACTTTTGTTATCATGGATGACTGCTTATATGATAACACTTGGGCAAAGGAGAAATTAATGAGACTCCTGTTCATGAACGGTGATTTATGAACGGTCGTAGACCTAACATAAAGTGATTGCCGTTAAGAGTTATTCCAAAAGAATAGCTAGTGTTCTTTTTATTTTATTTTAATTAAATTAAATTAAATTAAATTTAAAGAACGCAACACTTCCAAATTGCGGGGATATCTTGCTAGGATTATGCTACTAAACCATCTAGGAAACTAGGATGGCGGCTTATGCTAACTACATAAGGTATAGTAAAAAAGCATAATATAAAGACAATCCGCAGCCAATCTTCTAAGTCCGTTATGATAAGGATATGAAGACGGTTCAACGACTAAATGCCAGTGGGCTGGAGCTTGTTAATCACTCGCGATGAAAGCCTAAGATATAGTCTAAACCCACTCGAGAGAGTGCTGTGCCCATTTAAAAAGCATGGATTTAATGATTTCAGAAGGAAATATCTGAATGAAATGGTATAATTGAGACACTGGAAGGTCATGTTAATAATTACAATGCAATATCCACTTGGCATTCCACCAGCATTAAGAACAAATATAGATTATGTTTTTATTTTGAGAGAACCCTATATCGCGAATAGGAAGCGAATATACGAAAATTACGCAGGCATGTTTCCTACATTGGAGTCATTTTGCCAGGTAATGGACCAGTGCACAGAGAATTTCGAGTGCTTGGTGATAAATAACAACGCCAAATCGAATAAACTACAGGACCAGGTCTTCTGGTATAAAGCAGACGCACACAATGACTTCAGATTAGGCTCAAAAGAGTTCTGGGAACTGTCTAAACAGCTAAATGATGAAGACGAAGAGGAGCAATATGACCCCAATAATGTGAAGAAACGCGGGCAAGGACCCAAAATTGCGGTGAAAAAGAGCAAATGGTAAAGCGCTTACTTATCAGGTTAAGCGGAATATTTTGCTTTCAATATATAATAAGATGTCAGTGTTAAATATCGTCGAACTAATTGAGAGCAATCCAATTTCAAAGCTATCAAATGCGTATAATGGAAAATTATTGACCAAAATAAAAGATGTATTTACAGATTTTGAACAACAATTATTTGTTAGTAGCTTTTATTGCTACTTAAATTACAATAAGACCACTGATTTTGTCGTAGATCTAGATAATGTGTGGAAATGGTTAGGATTTAGTCAAAAAATTAGAGCAAAAGAATTGTTAGAAAAAACTTTACAATTGGCATGGACTACAAAATTCTGGATCTCTTAACAGAGAAAGCAAGTGTAAATGAAGAAAAATGGGGCGGCAAAAATGTCAAGAAGTATAAAAAATAAAAGAATTTTCACAGATTATTATTACCGCTTGAAACCAAATTAAACAATAATATATATATATATAACCAAATTAATAATATATATTATTCACCAAATTAATTATAAATTATTAATCCAATTAAACCCATTTAAATTTACATGTATCACAATTATAAAATTTTTTACCTTTATTCGGTCCTTCTTTTTTAACAACTAGTATTTTAACATTTGAAGAACAATTTTCACAAGTTCCTTTGGTTTTTAAAAAACAACTGCTGCAAGTTTTCTTCCATTCCTTTTCCGATTCAGGTATTAATACATCGTCGCCGCACTCGATACATTCGATATAAATATGTTTTTGAGATTGTTTATTTTGTTTAAAACAATCAGTACATCTAGTTTTGTAAGTTTCTGTAGACATTATATAATCACGGCAATCAAGACAATTTCTAACAGTAGAAATACAATCATGGCAAAATTTTGAATCGGTATTTATAGACGCAGTAAAATCAATGTTACATTTTAAACAAACCGATGCTTCTTTTATTTGAACACACGCCGAGCATAGTTTATTATTGTCATGTTTTCTAGTCTCTTGCTTACAATTTAAACAAGATATTGTTTTAATTTCCTTTAAAATTTGTTTATTCAAAATTTTAGACTTCTTTTTAATTTTATTCGGAACGCATGAACAAATGCCATTAATGCTGCTGCTGTTAGAAGGGCTATATATAATTTTATCCTTTTGACAAATAATACATCTATTATTAATAGTATATTTCTGAGTTTCCATTTCAGATTCAGAGCTAGAACTAGAACTAGATTTATTTATTGATTTTTCAACCCTTTGTTGGTTTTTAATTGTTCGTTGGTTTTCTTTGTATCCTTGTGGCCATCCATTTTTTTTTTCATCTGCTCTGTCTCTAGATGCTCGCTGCATTAACTTATATTGCTCATCGTTTTCACTAATAACACGATGTCTTTCATTGCATACACTACCTACATTGAAGCTAACTCCTGATAATTTATTTTCAAATTCATAAACATGTTCAATTACTTGACTACATATACAAGTGTGCGACCCATCATTTTCAACATCGTGCCTATATGAAGCGCAAGTGAAATCAGAATTATCGCTATTATTATGGTCATCATCTAATTCATTAAATGCTACTTTAAGCTGTAAAAAGCTTTTTAGTAGTAAAATATAGCCTTTAGGATAGGTTAATAATAATAAGAATATAAATTTATCCTTTTTTTCGGGGGGTTTTCCATTATAATTTTCTGCCATAAATTTTGTTAGTTTAATCCAATAACCACCATAATTTTCTGGATTGGCAAATTTTATAATAAAGCCCGGTTCGTTCATACAAGATAAAATTAATTGTTTAAACTCTTTATTCCAAATTAATGTAGTAATAGCAATCCATTTTCCATTATTGGAATATTCTTGAATTTGTTCCATTGATAATTATGTTAGGTTGTCTTTAATATAATTATTTAATTCTTTTCAATTTTATTATTTAAGCGTTTAAATCTGTCTCCAAATCTTTATCCTTCAAAGAAAAAGGCCCACTTAGAAGCTCCGATCGGCCATAATCAGTCTTGCCTACCACAATGTTCTCGCCATCAAATAGCTCGGATCGAATATCCGCGACAGAAATGCTATCACCACTAGAATCACTTGTCAACGCCTTCTCCTGACTGGTTGCACTGACGCCAATCAAATTGCCTTCTGTGTCGATGTCTTGCGTCAAAATGTTACCATGCTTTTCCGCATTCTTCTTATTCTCATCAATTGCCTTCTGTTTGGTCTCCTTGACGCGAGTATCGAATGCGTTTTTCGCAGCGGATTCGTTCTTTTGCTTCTCCTGTGCGAGCTGATTGAGCTCCTCTTCCATGTATTCGACGCGACCTGTCTTGTAAGATTCTGGATCCCAAGGCAACCAAGTGCCAATTGGTCCCACAAAAATGTCAAAACTAGGGTCCGCCTCTCGAATAAGTTTAGCGCGTAATTCGGCCTCTTCTTGTGACGCAAAATTGCCGCGTGACTTAAATCCACGCACCGATGTCTGAAAATTATACTTAATATTGAATTGCTTTTCTAGGTCATCCTCCGCCTTATCCATAAATGTCTTGTAATCGTCGTCAATTGATGAGCTGATAATGCTGTCACGCTCTTCCTTGACAAACCCCTCATAGTCCTTCATTACATCCTCGAAATTCAGTTTGTATTTAAAAGACATGAAATTAATAAATTGATGAAACTTTTCCATGGATTTAGAAAATTCCCACTGCTTTAGGAATTCTTCGAAAAAGAACATTTCCTTTTGCTTTAGGATTCTTTCTGGCGTGATAAAGGAAAAACATCCGAATGTTTGCGCAGCAATCGGTTTATCTACATCCAATAAGTCAACATATTTAGGATTAGGCGAGCCGTCTTTAGTCAATTTTCGGTCAAATGCCAACTTTTTGGCGATGTTGGATTTCGATTTTCCGCTCATTATATATTTAATTGTGTTAGTTCGTTTAAGTATTAATTTATTTAATTAATATATTTCTTTTTATTTTCTTTTATTTTCTTTTTATTTTATATAAAGAATGGAAATGTTTAACACGAACGAACTTATTAAGCGAGTGATCAAGTATATCGTGGAAGGCCTAATGATTGCAATTGCAGCATATATAATTCCTAAGAAGTCCATGAACATGGAAGAAATAGCATGTCTTGCTTTAACAGCAGCAGCAACTTTTGCTATTTTGGACACATATATTCCTAGCATGGGTGTGGGCGCGCGTTCTGGAGCCGGATTTGGCATTGGTGCAAATTTAGTGGGGTTCCCCGGGGGTCTCTAACTATAATATGATAACAAGTCTTTAAATCATTTTAATATATAATATTCAAAATGTAATATTATATACTTTAAACAATAGTTTAAAAATATAACACTAATAATCTATAAGAATGCAATACACTACAGAAACTCTTTATCAATATTGCGAATCAAATAATATAACATTAATTAAAAATTATCAAAATAGTGAAATCAAAAGAGAAAATTATATAGAAGGAAATTGTTCATCCTTATGTTGCATAAATACGTTTAATAAATCATTCAGAAATATGGTTAAAACAGGTTCATATTGTAAAGTATGTATACAACAAATAAAATCTAATAATTTTAAACAAACAAATTTAGAACGATACGGTGTCGAAAATCCACTACAAAATAAAGAAATTAAAGAAAAAACGAAACAAACTAATTTGGAAAGATATGGTGTTGAAAATATATTACAAAGTAAAGAATGTCAGGGAAAAATTAAACAAACTAATTTACAAAGATACGGTGTTGAAAATCCGCAACAAAGTAAAGAATGTCGGGATAAAGTAAAACAAACAAATTTAGAACGATATGGTGTCGAAAATCCACTACAAAATAAAGAAATTAAAGAACAAATTAAACAAGACAAATTTAGAACGATATGGTGTTGAAAATATTTTGCAAAGTAAAGAATGTCAGGATAAAGTAAAACAAACTAATTTACAAAGATATGGTGTCGAATATCCGCAACAAAATAAAGAAATTTTAGAAAAAACAAAACAAACAAATTTAGAACGATACGGCGTAGAAAATCCACAACAAAATAAAATAATTAAAGAAAAAACAAAAATAACTAATTTACAAAAATATGGCGTTGAATATCCACAGCAAAATTCAGCAATAGCAGAACAAACATTAAAAAATTCGTTTAACAAAAAACAATATACAATGCCTTCAGGTGAAATTGTAGATTATCAAGGATATGAAAATTTCGCATTTGATGAACTTATAAATGTCGAAAAAATTGATGAAGATGACCTATTTATAAATAGAAAAGATGTTCCTGAATTATGGTATCTTGATAAATTAGGCAAAAAGAGAAGACATTATGTGGATATGTACATAAAATCTCAAAATAGATGTATAGAAGTGAAATCTACTTGGACGAATCAATCTAAAAATAATGTATTTGAAAAACAAAAATCAGCAATTGAATTAGGATACAAATATGAGATCTGGATATATGATAACAAGGGCAATAAGCTTTCTACACATTGATTTCTAAACAGTCGCAATAAATTCCCAATCCAATTCGACGCACATTTTTTTCCATGTTTCGTCTTGTTCAATCAATTTTTCACGGTCTTTTAGCAACGGAATCGAATCCAGATACTGTTCTTCTCCGAGCAGCTCGCAGAACTTAAAAAGCACATAATAATAGTTCAAAAAGTTGACGCGATAATCGGGGCAAGTTTTCGCATAAGGCGACTGGGTTTCCATAAAAAGGTTACACAGCGTTTCTTCCAGTTCAGGGCTAAATACAGGCGGTTTGATGCCCAATTTGTTTTTAATAAATGCGATATGTTCATAATATTTATTAAATCCCAACTTCTTTAAAATCTCTTTGGTCTTGTAATGTGTTAGGTGGTCCAAACTAATTCGCTCCTTTTTGATTTGTAAATGTATTTGGTCGATAACTTCATCCGGAATCTGCGTCGTTTCTTTGCCCTGAAATTGCGCCAAGATTTCCTTGAAATGGTTGATTTTCTTGTAAGCATAGAAACACACCTCTTTGGGTGGCTCTTTATAAGATGGTTTCTCGTTTTCAATAAGATACGGAATATTGACGGCGCACATATTACAAATAAGAACGCCTTCGTCATCGAGCGGAATCAATTCACCCTTAAAACAATGCTGGCATATGTCAGTGGACCTAACAAACGAGTTCATGTCGATAAAGGTTTCATCGATATTGCTGAGATATTTTTGAACAATATTTTTGTTTCTATTTTCGGTAATAGTCGCATTAGTATCTTGATTATCGCTTTGAATTTTGAAGAAATTAAAAAGCATTTGATTTTTAGAGGTAGTTGGTTTGTTAGATGATAAGGTATCGGTATTATTAATGTTTTTTTTATTCTCGAAATATTCAAAAATGAATTTAGAATTATCTAAAAAATAATTATTTTTCTTGGCCTTTAGTTCTTTAATTAATTCATTGATTTCATTGACCCGATCTTTCATGTCCATGATTTGCTCTATATTGGCGGTTTTATCAAGAGTTTTAATTTTCTTTTGTAAATCGACCTTTTCTTGTTTTAATTTAGGTATAGTATCTATTTCATTCTTGGAAAATTCATTGATAAACTCTTTATGCTTTCCATCCAATGTAGTAGTGTATTTTTTACAAACGCGGATTTTTTTGTTAGATTTAGGCTTGAAACTTGGCATTACAGTGTTAATATATAAAGAGTAATTTATTATTTAATTAGAAATTTCTAAAAAGATATTATGGGTTTAAAGCCGAATAAAAGTTTCCGTTAATACATTAAAGAATAATGAGTATAGCGACAGATACAGGTATTGATATTAAAATCAATATCGAAAATAATTTACTCGACGGTCAAGTGGAAATAAATCAAATAAAATTTAAGAAAATGGTGTTTTTATACAACGCATTGGACAACGGATGGTCAATTAAGAAAAAACTGAATTCTTATATTTTTACGAAAAATCATGAAGGGAAAAAAGAAATATTCGATGAGTCCTATTTGGCCATATTCATGAAGGACAATGCGAACATAAATAATATATTATCTTAGTATGTAGGTAGTGAATTAAATTAATAAAAACAATTAATTTAATTTTAGGAATATTTTTTTCTTTAGCAATATTATAAAATGGGAGGTGGTTTAATGCAACTAGTAGCTTATGGCGCTTAACAGCTTGGGTGCCAACAGTGAGCTGCTATCATGGGTCGTATATCTCCATGATGGGAAAAACAGTGTAAATATACGGATTGATTATTTATCAATCATATAACTCGCTAGTAAATCCACCTTTCTATTTTCGCTATGCGAAAATCAAAGGTGGAGCCAAAATAATATTGTTGTGAAACTATTAATAAACTATTTAGAATCATATGAAACTATTAATAAACTATTAATAATCATATGAAACTATCACAACAAATTTGGCTCCACCTTTGCTTTTGATAGGTGGATTTGCAAGATTGTCAAATTGCGGGAACTTTCTTAGAGCTTTAACTACTTCTTATTTATGGTGACATAAATAATACCATAGGGTAATGACCAATGGCATAGTAAAAACGTTAAAGATTGGATGATCCGCAGCCAAGTATCTTATATCGTCCACCTTTGAAAAGGTGGAGGCAAACTATTTCAAAGTAACAAATATCCATTTTTAAAGTGGTGGAACCAAACTTGATTGTTTGGCTCCACCTTTTCAAAGGTGGGAGCAGATATAAGATAAAGGTTCAGAGAGTAGACGGCAATCGGGAATTGATGATGGTTTTAGCAAAACCTGAAATTTCTTAAGGTGTATTCCGACCCTAGTAGAAATACTAGGGATCATCGCAAGATGTTTACCTTAAAAGCCTGTAGGGTAGAAAAACATCAGGGAATGTTGAAAAAATAAGACATTCATAAAGCCTTTTGTGGACTTTTCTTTAAAAAGAAGAACCACTGATGTTAATCAGGGAATTACTTGTGCACCCATCATAAGTAATAGAATAACCCTGGTAAGAAAATCAAACTGCTTGAAACCCCTAAAACTTATTCTACTAAACAATTTTTGTGAGAGAATTGTGGCCAAGACAAAGACCTTGGGTATAGTAAAAATGAATAAGATAGTTTGAACTAACAAGTTCAATAAAATGGGCAATGAGCATCCAAGCTTCTTTAAATGAAACAAAATAAATACTAATTAAAACAATATAAATATAAAATACAAATATAACATATAAATAAATGTCTTGCAACGAAGAAACAGAAACGGGCAGAATATGTGATAAATGTAAGATCAATTATCCAATGAATAACTACAGAAAATATGAAATCAGATTTGCTATAACATGTAAAAAGTGTTTAAACGAATTAGATAAGACAAGAAAGAAAAATCTCAGACAACAAAAAACTGAAAATACAATTGCAAAATGTGAAAAATGTCAAGAAGAAAAGGCATTAAAATGTTTTGCAAAGTTGAAGAAGTTTTATAAAAAAAAGATATGTGTTTCTTGTTATCCTAAATTTTTAACAGAACAAAAAACAGCGTGGTGCAAAAATGAACATAATACAAATATGAATTATAGAATAAAAAAATCATTAGCAGCACGATTAAGAACAGTTTTAGTTAAGAATGATTCAACTATGAATTATATTGGATGCAATATTCAATATTTAAGAGAGTGGTTTGAGTTCAATTTCACGAGTGAAATGAATTGGGATAATTATGGTTCTTTTTGGTCAATTGATCACATTATACCTGTTTGTAAATTTGATTTGACTTTAGAAGATGAAAAATTAAAATGCTGTAATTGGACAAATTTAATGCCAGTTACAATTAAATTCAATTCATCGAAAAAAGAAATAGATATGGATCAAATAGATTATATTGTGGAAAAAATAGAAAAATTTAAAGAAGAAGGTTCAACGACTAAATGGTTTTCGAGTGAATTTATATTAAATAAAGATCTTGCTTTAATGAAAGAAAAATGAAAGAAAATGAAGCAAATATGAATCACTTTAAGATATAGTCTACTCCTTATCGAAAGATAAGGTAGAGGAAATGTACAGGAAATCCTCAGATCACTTTTTGGAAAGTGACATATAGACGTTACACTAACTTTGCTATTGAATCAATCGAGCAAACTTTCAATGGGCAGGCCGATTTCGGTCGTCGTGTTCAGTGCGTGATCAGCCGCAACGGTGATCTCGCTTACCGCACATATCTTCAGGTAACACTTCCGGAGATCAATCAGCTTATGGGTATCGCCTCTTTCGCCGTTGGCGTTGGTTCCGGCGTGTATGCTCGTTGGTTGGATTTCCCCGGTGAGCAAATTATCGCCCAGGTTGAAGTAGAGATCGGTGGTCAACGAATTGATCGCCAATATGGTGACTGGATGCATATCTGGAATCAGCTCACCATGACCGCCGAGCAACAGCGCGGATACTTCAAGATGATTGGTAACACAACCCAACTCACCTTCATCACGGATCCATCTTTCTCTGAAGTGGATGGTCCTTGCGACTCCTTGGCTCCTCGTCAAGTGTGCGCCCCCCGTAACGCTCTTCCTGAGACTACTCTGTATGTGCCTCTCCAATTTTGGTTTTGCACTAACCCAGGACTTGCGTTGCCCCTTATCGCCTTAAAATCTGCAGGGCAGAAAAGCACCCAGCCCAAAACAGCAAAATTATGTTTTGGGAAAAATCTGTTTGAGAATTTGCATAACTCTCAGGTGCTAGTTGCGTGTTTTCCTGGATTGATAAATCACCGATTATTCAGTGACTTATCAATCCAATAAACATGCGGCAACAAGACCAAATTGCGGGAAGTTCCCAAAGATGATGGCTACCAAGCTGTAAACGAAAGTTTGCAGTGGCTGAGAAAAAAAACCTCAGGTATGGTAAAAATGCCACATATGAAGATTTGTCCTAATGATCAGGATAAATTTGAAATGGATAATCCGCAGCCAAGCTACTAACTCCGCCGTCAAATAAGTTTGACATTAGGATATGTAGAAGGTTCAACGACTAAACGGTTTTGGGTCTGAAAGAATTAAAAACTCTTGATGATGGCTTAAGATATAGTCTATTCCCAGTAACAAAAATACACCGAAAGGTGGGGTAAACCGTGATGTGCAGTATCACGAAGTCAAGATCAACCTTGATATCCGTCCTATTGACGAGTGCTTGTGGGCTGTTACCACATTGAGCTGCAACTCAGGCGCTCAACCCTCAAGTATCCCTGTCACCGCCGCTAACCAGTACACTCCTGGTCGCCCTGTGCCTGCCGCAATTGCATACAATCAGTCTTTGGTGGCTGCTTCTTTGTATGTGGATTATGTGTTTTTGGACACAGACGAGCGCAGACGCTTCGCGCAAAATCCTCATGAATATTTGATTACCCAACTCCAGTTCACAGGTGACGAATCGGTCGGAAGTTCTTCGAACAAAATCAAGCTCAATTTCAATCACCCCGTGAAGGAATTGATCTGGGTTGTGCAGCCCGATCAAAATGTGGATTATTGCTCATCTTTGGTGTGCGATGCTCTTTTGTTTAAGGTGCTTGGTGCTCAGCCTTTCAACTACACCGACGCGATTGATGCTCTTCCCAACGCTATCCATGCTTTCGGAGGCCCTGCTTCTGTTGCTGCTGATAGCCGCGCTTTCATTGATGCTCGCGGACTTTTCGAGGATGCCGGTGCTCTCGATTATGAGATCCCTACTGGTTTCACTGGATACTGGCATGGACCCAACAATCCTTACAATGAGGCTAACATGGGCGGCCCCGCGGTCCCCATTTCCACACAAACTGCTGGCGTGGATCCCGCTCTCCTTGCTCAACTCCAAAGCTTACAGTCAAGTGCCGGTCACATGGAAAATTCCACGGTATCTGATGCCGGCACTTTCGTGATGACGGAGACCTCTTTGGACCTCCATTGTTGGGGCCAAAACCCCGTGGTTACTGCTAAGTTGCAGCTCAATGGTCAGGATCGTTTCTCTGAGCGTGAAGGAACTTACTTCAGCTTGGTGCAACCCTTCCAGGCGCACACTCGATGCCCTGATGAGGGTATTAACGTGTATTCGTTTGCGCTGCGGCCTGAGGAGCATCAGCCAAGCGGTACTTGCAACTTCTCGCGTATAGATAACGCGACACTACAATTGGTTCTTTCTAACGCCACAGTTGAGGGCACCAAGACTGCTAAGGTCCGCGTGTATGCAACAAATTATAATGTGCTTCGTATCATGAGCGGCATGGGGGGGCTCGCGTATAGTAATTAAGGAAATATATAAATATATATATTATTCGTTAAAACAACTTAAAGACATTTCATATTATATAATTATAATATGAACCAACTTACAACCTCACAAAAATTGGTGGAACGGCTAAGAAATAAGCCTTCTTATTGTGTTAATTGTGATTACTGTTTTCTTCATTATGGGAAATATGAATTTATTCTTGATAACGATGATTTTATTGAAATAAGAGATCATTTTGAGAAAACATTTAAACTTGATTTAACCCATACATATCCATATTATAAAGAAAATAATAAAGAAGTTAATATACTTGAATATTTATTTCACTTTAATTTTGAAGACAATATTTATACTTTTAAAAATAATAATTATTATGATTTAAGAAGGGATAATGTTATTTGTTATCCAAAAATATATGAACAGATTGTAAATTTATTTACAATTATTGATTATATTCCTGGACATTATTCAACATTAGGACAACATGCTTATAAAATAAAAAATTGTTTATGGAAAATTATAGATAATGAAAAAGAATTTTTATTAATGTATTGTGAAAAAGATACATTATGTAAATTATGTCCTGAAAGTTATAAAAAAATATTAGAGTTTGAAGTTAAAAATAATAACAATAAAAAATTAACATGGTATAAATGCGCAAATGGATACATTCAGACACATACTGCATATATTGATAATGAAAATGATAGAAAATGTTATTATATACATCAAATAATTACAGGTTGTTATGGAAATGGAAAAGGCACAACAAATGTTAGTGTAGATCATATTGATAGAGATCCATTAAATAATACTTGGGAAAATCTTAGAATTGATACACAACAAGAACAGCAAAATAATTCAAAAGGCATTTTACCAGGTACATTAAAGGAAAGAAGTAGTAAAAAAGATTTACCGGAAGGAGTTACTTATAAAATGTTTAAAAAATATGTTTACTATAATGATGAATTTTATGATAAAAATAAAACAAAAAAAAGAGAATTTTTTAGAGTTGAACATCCAAAACTAAATAAACCTTGGTCTACAACAAAATCATGTAAAGTAACTATTCAAGAAAAATTATTGCAAGCTAACAAAGTTGTAGATGATCTGGAAAATGATATTTATCCAGAAAAAGAAGTTTCCGATTTACCCAAGTATGTATCTCTAATAGTTTCAAGGGGGAAACCACATTTAGTATTCGAAAAGAGAATAGATGATAAAAGATTAAATGTTAAAATGGTATTACCAGAAGAATATGATTTGCAAGAGCAATTAGAGATATTAAATGAAAAAATCAAGGATAAATATGGAAATTCATAGTATTAATGTGGTTAAAATAAACAACTTAAAGACATGTAAAGTATATATATACAGAGAATGGAAGTAGTAAAGGCATTTAATACAAACAGTTTACATACTGAGATTGTTATAAGAGGAACCCATGAAGAGCCATTATTTCGAGCAAGTGATATTGGGGTAGTATTAGATATAGCAAATATTAGAACATCTATTCAACATTTTGATGATTCTGAAAGACATGTCCATACTATGGACACGTCTACAGGACCAAAACAAGTAACTTTTCTTACTGAAAAGGGGTTATATAAGGTATTATTTAAGTCTAGAAAACCTATTGCTGAAAAATTTCAAAATTGGGTATGTGAAGTAATTAAGGAACTGCGTTTAAAAGGAGTTTATGATCTAAAACAACAACTAGAAAAAGCAAAAGAAGAAATATTGTTAGTAGAGGACAAAAGTAAAAAAGAGTATGATCTACAATTAGCCAAAGAAAAGATTTTAGAAAGAGAAAAAATACTATTAAAGGAATTTGAAACAATTGGTGCTATTTTTTATATTATTAAAGTAAAATCATTTGAAAATGGACAATATATTGTTAAGGTAGGAGAAAGTCGTGTAGGAATTTTAGCACGATATAAAGAGCATAAAAGTAAATATGATGAATGTTTATTACTCGATTGTTTTTTAGTTAATAGAAGTAAAGATTTTGAAACTTTTATAAAAGATCATGAGCATATTAGACCAAGCAAAGTAACTGACTTACCAGGCCACGAAACAGAATTAGAATTATTTTTAATTGGCAAAAATCTCTCATATAAAACGTTGTTAAGCACGGTAAATAATAATATTAAATATTTTTATGATACAAATAACGAAGTTAGAAAGTTAGAACTTGAGTTAGAAATTTTAAAGACCAAACAAACATCTAATATTGTATCTGACCTTTCAAGTGATATTTCGAGCGGCCTTTCAAGTGATATTTCGAGCGGCCAATTGAATAAAATGGATGATATTTTAAAAATGATGATGAATAAAATAGATAAATTGGAAAAATCTAACAAGGAAATTTTAGATAAACTAAACGCATCTCAAACAAAATTGGTGACTGGATTTAATCAACCAAACCCTCATTTAGGTCCGCGTCTTCAAAAAATAAATCCTGAAACATTGCATTTGGTTAAAATATACGAATCTGTTACAGAGGCGATGAATGAAAATCAACTTATTAAAAGACCAAGTATAAATAAAGCCATTCAAGAAAATACCATATACTGCGGGTTTCGTTGGTTGTTAGTTGAGCGAAATTTAGATTCAAATATTATTCATAATATCAAACCAACTAAACAAACAAGCTCTCAAAATCTGGGATATATTGCGAAATTAAATATAGACAAATCTGAAATTTTAAATGTATATTTGGATAGAAAAACAGCAGCTGTAAAAAATGGATACGCTTCATCCGCTGGATTAGATCATGTAGTTAAAAATTTTACATTATCTAAAGGATATTATTATATATTATATGACAGTTGTGAAGATGAATTAAAGGACAATTTTGTTATTAAAAATGGTAATCAAGAACCAATTCTATACAAAAATGGTATTGGTCAATATGATCAAGAAAATAATTTAATCAAACAATTTATATGCAAATATAATTGTATTAAAACATTTCATATAAGTGAAAAAACACTACAAAAAGCACTTGATAACCAGGTGTCATACAATGGTCACATGTTTAAATATTTGGAGCCGAAAATAGTAGTTCATCAGTTATAAAATTATCAATCAATATGAAGAGATCCTTTTAAAATTTCGTCATCCGTTTCTTTAACAGTAACATATTTGTTTTTTGTTTCGTCGTATAACATCAACCACAAATTATTATAACAATCGACAATAGATAATTTAATAATATTATCAAATAAATCGCCTTTTTGAACGACTTCTTCGTGAAATTTTTGTAAACTATAACCCGGAATTTTTGCGTTCATATGATGAATGTGATGATACTCGATACCCATTGTGAAATATTTCAAATACTTTGGTATTTGAATGAATGAACTGCCTAATAGGCCGCTATTTCTTTGAGTCCATTCTTTGTTAGTAACAATGTATGAAGGATTGTAAGTATGTTGATTAAAAAATAATATAAAATTAATTACAAATCCAATGAATGAAGCTAACAAAAAGGAAAATAATATATTATATTTATACACTCCAAATAATAATAGTCCAAGTCCTGTATTATTTATAGCATGCGCCTGTAAAATATGACACATGGACGCATCGATTTTTTTATTGTATTTTAGTTTTTTAATGAAATAAATAAATCTTTGTATTATTCCAAAATATAGTATAGGGAAGAAGGAGAAAAATACAGCCGGGGTGTGAAAAAATTTAAATATATTTTTAAGTCTTGTGTCAAAATTTTTATATTGTCCAACATTGTAATATAATAATTCATTAAATTTAAAATTATATTTATTTTCTAAATTGCCATTTGTCAAATGGTGCGTATGATGGTCCAATATCCAATTAGTTGAAGTAAATGTAGTTATTCCATAAAAGGTAGCAATCAAATAATTCAATGTTTTGTTAGGTGTATATGAGTTATGGCAACAATCGTGAAACACTACATAATTTCTGTGTAATAATAGCCCTAAAAATAGGGTAGGAATTAGACTTAATAAGCTATTTTTAAGATACCATGTCGAATAAAATGTAAAAAATAAAAGAAATAAATGTATTGATAAATCTATTAGCGATGATTTATAGGATGATTTATATTTTAAAAATAATTCGCCTTCTTTTAGATGATTATTCATTGTTATTATTGTTATTATTGTTATATTTTTAAATTATTTTATAATATTATATATGCTAAAATGATTACTTGTCTTGTCCTGACTCTTGAGACTCCTCTTCAAATTCCTCTTCATATTCTTCTCCATTCCATTTCACATTTCTCGAATTAAACAGCATATTCATATTTATTACCTCCGGTTTCGCAGTCGACTCGAACCTTGTAAACAAGGTCGCAATTTGCTCGTCATCTCTGAATCGCGCGCTGTATTCTTGCTGAATATTATTTCGTCCAATGCGCCCAAGAGCTTGAATAATCTTTTCCTGGGTTAGTCCTAAATCTTTGCTCAAATATCCGTGACAGAATTGATAATTTGTTCCATAAACATAATCGCTGTCCGCAATAGTCATAAAGAGTCTTTGAGAATCGGCCAGTTTTTTCATAATTTCCGTATATGCGATGCTATTGTGGTTCGCAAACACTCCGATACCAAGCAACAACAAGACTTTCCAACTGTCATCCACATTGTTTAGAGACATGATCGCATCAACATCGTCTTCATTCACATTGCTGGTGAATGAATTTGGTGCAGCTATATTAGCCGCCCATTTTTCCTTGTGATATGAGCGATTTGGGACAAACATATCATGAAGCGTCGCGCTTTTAATCATTTGCGACAGAAGTATTAGATTCTCCTTTAATTTTATAATTTCCCTGTCCTTTGATTTATCTATCATTTCGCCGGCAACGCGCTCCTTCTTTTTATTATCTTTTTTTGCTTTGTCGCCAGTCGCCGCGGTCCCTTTACCCATTTGTTCCTGTAAGTTTTCTAGTTCCGCTTCGATTGCCGCGATTTTTTCAGATATTTCATTATTAAAATCGATTTTATCTTGTATGTCTTTCATGACGCTTGCCGGTATATTTGCTTGCTGAATACAAAACTTTGCGACCTTTGTAACATCCTTTGCTAAGAAGATGGTGGGTCCATCTGTCAGCGTATATGCGTCTTTGGTAGTCACATATATAGCACAACTGCCTGCTACAGAAGTATTAACAGATGTATTAACAGAAGCAGCAGGAACTTGTAAACTAGCAGTTCTTTCAATGACAGCACCAGGTTTCAAGTCAGCTCTTGATCCTAAACTGACCGCCTTGGTAATTTTGTTGCCTTTGGAATCTATGGCGTCATTTGGTTGAATTTTCTTGGTTCTGGTCTCTGCGAAGAAGGTGTAAACTTGCTGCCATTTTTCAGGAACAATATTCTTCAAAATTTTGAGATAATACATTTTAATCGACTGCATTGTAATGTCGGACGCTGTAAGAAAGTTTCTGCTAAATTTCGCGGAAGCTCTGGCCAAATTGAATTTTTCAATATATGTAATAAACCGAGACGCTTCCGTCAAGTCGAAATATCGAAGCAGTGTCAAGTTTTCTTCGCAATGTTGAACCGTTTCAATAACCTTTTCATAGTCACTGCTAATATAGTGCGGCATCACAGTGTATCCATTATTATTCAAAATAGGAATAGTTTTGCGGCAATCGTGGCTCGAAATGTTGAAGACTCTGGGCTGCTTGACAACTGATTCGAACCCATCTTCCAATTCATTGTAAAATACGCTATCCGCGAACTTTTGTTCGAAATCTCGAATTGTTTCTCCAATCTCGTGCGCTTTAGGAAGTGTCGCAGACGACAATACTACATTAGGTATGATATTTTCCTTCCAATTTTTCTTGATAATTTTGTGTAGGTCGTGCTCTACATAGTCCATCGTGATTGTTGGCTCATCCCAGTAAGTAATAATGTGTTGTGCTCTATTGAATGACAACATGTAATACATTGCGCACAAATAAGACCTAATATCGCAAATTATAATTTCCACTTTGTCACCGACCGAGTTATCCACTTTTCGAATTGAGCCGCTGCGCTTATCTCTAGTGTATTCTTTGGCTGCGAAATAATGAAGCCTAATATCGTCGGCCGAAGCGCACCCAAATGCGAATGCGATTCGCTTGCCTATCGAAATCGCGGACCTTGCCAACGCGACACCGACATGTCTAGCAGCGCATACGAAGATGACTTTATGAGTTTCAGATAGACCTAGAGGGGTAAGCGTTTTACCAGTGCCAGTAGGAGCAATGTAGAGCACTAATTTCGGGCACAAAATTTTACAAACAGAGTAGATTTCTTTTTGATGAGCGTATAGCTGCATGTCGCCATACTTTAACAAGCTAGGGTTGCGCTCGATGTATTCGTAAGCATTTTTAACGATTTCTAAAAGCTCGACTTCTTTTTCTATATTTTCCAGGACGGCATCGATGATTTGTTTAATATAGCAATTGACTTTATCGATGTTATTCTGCATCAAATTGACAAGTGTGTAATAGTTAAATATCCACAATTTATTATTGGCCGTTTTATAATTTAGCATGTGCTCCAGATGCTTGACTAGAATAAATTCATAAATCTCTGTGGTGCTTTCATTAATCGCTTCAAATCGTCCAATGCGGATTTGGTCCGCGCTTTTGAGTTTTATTAGCGCGCAAATCTTGACTTGGCAAAGAAAGTTGCCATCGGTATCTTGTCTTCTTCGGATTTCTTTTTCTTCGTCAGACGATGAGCCGGATAATTCTTCTTTTTTCGCGCGATATTTATTGCTGTCATTGCTGAAGGTAACATAACTGATACAATTTCTTTCTAATAGTGTATTTATTCTGGTGGAAAAGTATTTGTTATAAAGGAAATCTTCCATCTGCTGACTGTATTCTATTTTCAAAAAGCTAAATATCGAATTTGTCTTGTTTGTTCTGATATTTATATCGGTGTAACCAGAAGTTATTAATTTTAATATTGCTAATTCATCCGGAGATACGGGGATTTCGACTGAATCCCATTCAGATTTAGATAATTTTTGTTGACTAAGAATAGTATTCATTTGTTTTAAAAGGTGGTATTAGTTATTAATACTTTTATCTTTAAGTGAATTTAAAATTTCAATTTTTTAAGTGAACCAAGGTTCCCCTATGACCCCTCCTTTTACATATTCACGCATTTATTTAACTTTGTTTTCGCCTATTTCCTAAATATTTACAGATAAATTACAAACATTTGTATTATTAAATGAATAAATGCCTTGACGAGTTTTTATATTTTCTTTAAACCATATCTTATTTTTTATGCATATAGATTTTAAATATGGAGATTTTGATATTTTTTTTCCAATGTGTAAAATCCAGTTATGTTGTTTTTCTGGAGTAAGTATTTTTTCATTAACTCCACAATATATACATAAACAAGTTTGAGATGCTGGATAATATTTTTGAATTTTATCCCCACCTTTAAATAATTTATAATCTGTCACGCCAATAATATTGCCTAACCAAGTCAATTCTGGATTAGGTGTATTATTATCATCAATAATAATTAACCACTTTCCAAGTCCAAGATTTCCACCACCATAACCTTTCATTTGCATATTCATACATTTTTTGAAGGTTCTAATAATGATATTTGCGTAATTATTGTAATCTATTGAACTTTCTTCCGCATATGTTATTACTTTATTTACATCAATATTTTGTAGTTTATTTGTGATTAATTCAACCAATTGTTTTTTATTTTTATTACTAAATTTTGTTATATTTAATTCTTTACACTTACTTATAAGCTGTGTTTTATTCATTTCGCATAATTTAATTTCACTCATATTATTTCTTTCTATAATAATATGATTATAATTCTAAATCAATTTAATTAAATATTACCATCTTGTTTAATTTTCTCCTTCTTCAAGTAAATGTACTTTGTTTAGCAACTGTTACTTTTAATTGACAAAAATGTATAAAAGGAAGGATCATAAGGGAACCAAGATTCCTCCTTAAAAAATTGAAAAATAAAAAATACTTAAAGTAAGGGTATAAATAGATGATAATATAACTATTAAGAATAATAATGGCACAAAATTTAAAAAATACCGTTACTCTTGTTTCATTTGACGGCGATATCGGTTCCGGTAAAAGCACCATGATGAAAAAGGCGCAGGAATATTATAAAAATAATGAAAATATCTTATTTGCGGAAGAACCTACTGAAAAATGGAAACTCGTAAAGGATAAAAGCGGCACTGAAATGCTGACACTGTTTTACCAGGACCAAGAAAAACACGCATTTAAGTTCCAGATTATGGCATTTGTTTCAAGGCTCTCTGGATTAAGAGAAATTGTGAAAGCAAATTCAGGCAAAAATATTATCATTATTACAGAGCGCAGTCTATATACAGATAAGGAAATCTTCGCCAAGATGCTGTATGATCAGGGTAAAATGTCGGAGGTCGAATATCAAATTTATCTAACATTGTTCGACGAATTTGCCGCGGAATTTGAAGTAAATAAGGTCGTTTACATAAGGACGGACCCTGACAAATGCTATGAGCGTATACATTTGAGAGCCAGAGAAGGCGAAGAGCTGATACCCTTAGCATATTTGGAAGAATGTCATAGATATCACGAAGAGTTTTTGGATAAAGACCGAGGTCTATTCAAGGAGCAGCTTGTGCTAGATGGAAACCAGGATATTTACCAGAATGTGACTTTGGCTGGTGATTGGATGCGGCAAATCGATGGATTTATTCAAGGGCGGACTTAACTATTAGTTTTACAAATTGTCTTTAAGTAGTAATTAAATAATATATATTAATTGTCTCTCTTTGCTCTCTTTGTTCTCTTTGTTCTCTTTTTGCCTCTTGGTCTTCGAACGCCAAGACCCTTATCTTCTTCTATTACTTCAGACTTATTACTTCTAGAACTAGCATGTTTTTTTGTTTTTATTGGCGGTTCCTCGCTTTTGTAAGAAGGGGACGAGGTCGACCTACGAATTCCGTGAGTAAACTCTATATATCTACTCCTTACATCAGGATAATCATCCATTCTCTCATTTTTTACGCCTGTTTCTACTTCCATTATTTCCAATAATTTGTCACTATACATTGATACTTTAATTAAATCATTTATGTCTGGATTATTGGGGTCGATTTGTTCCATTAATATATCAATACTTTGCGGAAATTCTTGCTCCGCAAAAACATGAGAAAAATGTTTTGCTATTTTATTATTTATAAAAGCTGTATAGCCGCGAATAATATTTCGTAAATAAGAATTTTTATCATCGTATAGCTCTGTTTTTTCCATTATCGCTTCGTATATGTCCCTACTAGATCTCTCGGGATTTTTCAAACACAGCTCTGTAAAAAACATCGACCAAGCAGCACAATATCCAATCGGTTCTGTAATAAATCTGGGCATCTCGCTCGCGTCTTCTAATGATTGAAGCCCTTGTATGTCTGGACACACATCAAACGATTTTAACAGTTTGATTTTTTGTATTTTTTCGCGTTTCCCCAACAAGCCTTCTAATTTATTTTCCTTTTTAATTAAATAATTTAGATGCTTTACAAACCTTTTTAAAAAAGCATTTATTTGTTCGGTTATAAATTCACCTCCAATGCCTTCATATATAGCGCCGTGTGGTTCAAAATGTTCTAATTTGCCAGTATTTTGTCGGTATATTAGTAAATTCGCATGGCCTCCTCTTAATTCTTCATCGATAGTTATATCAAAAAGAAATGGTATTATTATTATTTTTGAACCATCTAATATACAGTTTATTATTTTTTTGGATGATGTCTCGATTATTTCGTCAAAATAAGGGTTTATTATAGGTTCAGTGTCTTTTAAATGTAATCGCATTTCTACTCCATACTGCCAATTTTCTAGTATACAATCCATTTTGTATTTTTTAAAAAGATACAAATAAAATAAATTATTTATATGAAACGAACCTTTAAATGGCACTACATCATCGTGTAATTGAAATGTTTTTTTCATTTTTTTCGCAATTTTTTCACTATAGTTTAGTTTTACTGGAAGTTCGTCGGGCATTTTTAATTCGTATTGAAATGGTGAACTGGTTCTTGAATGAGAAGCAGTAGTTCTTAAATTTGAACTTGACCTGGGTCTTGAACTGGTTCTTGAACTGGTTCTTGTTCTAAATCTCAAATTAGATAACCTAGTTGTAGGCTGTAAAGGACTTGGACTTGAGTCAGACATTGAACTCGGACTCGGACTCGGACTCCGACTGGAAGACCAATCGGTGGTTTTTGGCCGATGAGTTTTAGATTTATTTTTTTTTGTTATATTCATTATATATTCACGATATAATATAATGAATATATAATGAATATGAATTACTATAATATTATGAATCCGAGTCTTCTAACATAGTAGCCGCTTTTTCAGTATTCTTTACTGTTTTCGTCTTTGATTTTTCAGTATTCTTTACTGTCTTTGTCTTTGCTTTTTCCGATTTAGCTAATGCTTTTTCATCCTTTAATCGTTGTTTTTCAGCCTCCTTTTCTTCTTTTGCTAATATTTTTGCGGCTGCTTTTTCCTCTTTATCTCGCTGGGCTGCCGTAGCCATTTCCATTCTATGCTCTTTCATTATTTTCGACAACAGTTGTTTGTTTAAACTGAAACCCTTAAGTTCTGGAGATGCTTTTCTAGTGCTAGCATTTACGGAAGCCTTTCTTTTTGGCGAAACCCTGTCTTCTCCTTTAAGTGACGATGAGGATGTTTCTGGCCGAATTCCTTGAGTAAATTCGCCATATCTAACTTTTACATCGGGATACCTTTGTTTTTGCGCATAAAAAGGTCGTTCTGCTTCTACTTCCATTATTTCTAATAATTTGTCATAAAATATATCCCCTTCTAAATTCGCTTTTCCAGTATTTATATTATGAATTTTTGCCGATGTAATTGGTTCATCAAATACTCGAGAAAAATGTTTTGCTATCTTATTATTTATAAACGCAGTATAACCTCGTATTATATTTCGTAAATAATTATTTTTATTATCATATAGCTGCGTTTTATCCATTATTGCAGTATAAATTTCTCTGCTCGACATTTCTGGATTTTTTAAACACAATTCAGTAAAAAACATGGACCATGCTTCACAATATCCTTGAGGTTCTATTAACGTATTTTTTGGTATTACACTGCGTTCTTCTAGAGCCTGAACCCCGCGTATTTCTGGACAAGTATCGTGTGCTTTTATCAGTGTAATTTTTGGCAGTTTTTCTTGATCTTCATTCAAAGTTTTATTGTTCGTCTTAACATCCTTATTTATTAATTTTACAAATTGTTCTAAATAGCTGTTTAGTGTTTGATTTACATATGCTGAACCTCTGCCGCCAAATTCGCGGCCATGTGGTTCAAAATGTTCTATCACACCCGTATTTGCTCGATATATCAATAAATTCGCATGCGCTCCCTCAGACATTTGAATTGTTAACGGTATTATTAGTATTTTAATGCCACTTGTAATACATTTAGATACATACTTTGCAGTTAATTTTATCGCATCTATTTGAAATCCTCTAAAAGCATAAAACCATTCTTCTTTACTATGATCTGAAATATCAAGGAAAAAATGAAGTTTTTCTTTTTCATTTCGGTTTGGCATATGACACTCCATTTTGTATTTTTTAAAAAGGTATAAATAAAATAGATTTGATAAATAAAAGGATGATGTAAAGGGTTCTAATTTATTGTAGGATTGGAAAATTTTGTCCATTTTTTTTGCTATTGCGGCATCATAATTTATTTTATCCGAAAGCAGTACAGGCATTTTCAATTTAACATCGCCGTAATGTTGTGGAGCGGAAGAGCTGGATTTAGAAGTGGAAGTCGTTTGTTCAAAATACTCTTTTTTAGAATGTGAAGTAAGTTTTGTTTTAGGTGGTGTATTGTCAGGACTTTTGGGTTCAAATCGGTAAGGTGATTTCGATTTCGATGTATGTTTATGACTTGAACTTGATTTAGACCCCTCTAATCTTAGTCCCTCTGGGCTTTTCGATTTAGACTTCTCTGGGCTTTTCGATTTAGACCAAGCTTTTCTAGACTTTTTTTTACTTGAAGATGAAGAACTATCAAAAAAATCCATTATATATTATCAAATGATTTAAATATATTTGATAATATATATTAATTCTATAAATGGAAACAAATACAAATGAACTAACAAAGGACATTGTTGTTAGCTGTCCTCATTGTCTAAACCCTATTTTAATCGAACAGTTAAATTGTAAGATATTTCGGCATGGAACTTTTATTGCCAATGGTAACCAAATGAATCCGCACGAGACAAAGGAAGTATGTGATTATTTTGTAGCTAACAATATGATATACGGTTGCGGTAAACCATTTAAAATAGAGACATCAAAAGACGCCGTATTGGTCGCAGTTGTATGTGGTTATATTTAAAAATTGAAATATAATTATAAAGATAAGATAAAATATAATTATAAAGATAAGCTAGGTATATAACTAACAAATAGAATCATGTTTTCGACAATTACAAAACCTACAAAAGATGCGAAAATATTTCCTATAAGCGAAAACATTATGAATTTCGATGGCGCTAGCAAAGGAAACCCTGGATTATCAGGCGCCGGCGCCGTCATCTATAAAAATGGGAAAGAAATTTGGTCCGCTGCGGAATTTCTTGGTTACAAAACAAACAATCAGGCGGAATATCAAGCCCTCGTTTTAGGGCTAAAAGGGGCACTAGTTCTTGGTATAACTATATTATCTGTTTTCGGAGACAGTTTGTTAGTTATAAATCAGGTTAATGGCATTTATAAGGTCAAATCCGAGTCCATCTTTAATTTATACGAAGAAGTTCAAAGTCTTAAATTACAGTTTGAATATATAGAATTCAATCATGTATATCGTGATAAAAATAAACGCGCAGACGAACTCTCGAATATAGCTCTGCTTGATTTAGAGGAGCCAAAATTAATTACGCCTTTAATTGCGCCTTTAATTACCATTAAACACAAGGAACCAATTAAAAACAAGCAACTATCTATCACGCAGTTTTTTCAAACTCTTAAGAATACAAGCAACTAACAAATATAACACTAACGATTTAATTCTCGATTAAAGAAATATTCAAAACGGAATGCGGTTTAAATTTCAATATATCTATATTTTTACTATCTTTATTATTTACAGGAAATAGCTCTTTACCATAAACATCGTGCAGCAAAAGCCACTCAAATAATCCACCCATATAAGTATATATATTATTGAATCCTAGTGCTAACAATTGTTGATATTTTTTGTCGACCAATTCGTCATTACAATTCTTTCCATAGACAATGATTTTGATGCCGACATTTTCCTTCAAATATTTGTTGATGATCGCTTCTTCCTTGTCGACGCTTACGGTAGTCGATATTAAGCATTCTTGGTTATTTAATGGAAGCGTATTTATAAGCATATATATTTCCGGATTTTTGACAACGGTTTGGATATCCTCATAATTGATTTTTTTTGCGGATTGCGAATTGCCCATTTATTAATTTATATAAAAGTTGTATAAAAGTATTTAAATCTTTATTCCGCAATAAACAAATTGATTGAAATTGATTGAAATAAAATTGAAATATTCTTTATTTGTAAAAATAATAGTATTAAATATACTACCAATAAATATACAACAATGAATGCCACTTATGAATATGCCATCTTCTACGCCAACTTTATTGCCGACTTGTTACAGAAACCTCATGCGAAAAGCATGCATGAGTTACTGCTTGCAAAAAAAGCTCGCTCAGACAAAGAATTACTTGCTTTATATCAGGCCAATAATAGACGAGCACTCTGTTTAAACGAAATAAAAACCCTTAGAATCGATACGGATTCTTTAACACAGAATCCGAATCAGAATCCGAATCAGAATCATGTTCAAAACGCAATCTTTGTTCAAATGTGTCAATTCTTCTTACTAGAACTCGTTGGTCAGCTACCCGAAGAACTTATAAAGATGATCGGCGCCTATTCGAATCATGTTAAAAACCAAAAAAGCCTGGTTCGCATCGAATTCTACGACAATTGGTTTAAATTGAACCGAGAACGCATTGTCAAATTACTAAAAGGCTGGTCCAAGGCCAAACTAGCGTTCGTTATAGATAAAATTAGGTCGCCAAACAATCCTTACTACAATTGCTTAGCTTCAACGACCTCAAATGCTTACAAAAAGGGCACGGAATTAATGTTTCGGTCGCGTATAGAAACATTAATCGTTGAAAAAGGCAGTAGGTCGCACATGGAGCAGTATAGCTTACTATTAGCAATTGAAAAATATAATGGAAAAATATAATGGAAAAATATAATAAAACTATATAAATTAATTTAAGCACGACATAAAGGACACTTACCATTTCCTTTAGTTTTAGAATCATCATATTTCTCCCATTCTTCATCTAATTTAACACTTTCTATATGATATTTAAACCTCAAATTTTCATAATTTATAAATTCCTCTGTATTCATCCAATCGGGTCTATGATTCATTGAAATATTTCTATTTAATATCATTTCTTCGTATGTATGTTTTTCACAATTACATAAATCATATTTAAATTCTATTTTATCAAATTCATTTTGTTTTTCTTCATTAAAAGGCCAATCGATACATTTATTTTCCATTTCGTGCTCATATTTTGGTTTCGGTTCGGATGTCGTTCCAAAATATATTATTTTATAACAATCTAAGCATACATTATGCCCGCACGGAAGTTGTGCGGATTTTTTTATTTCATAACAAACAGGGCATTCAGTTATATCGTTATTGTATTTTATCGATAATGTAAATTCATCACAATTGCAACAAACCCATAAATTATTATGATAACTTATTAAACATGATGGATGAGGCATTTTTGCTTGACAAAAATAACACATTTGTAATTCGATATTAGACATATTAAATAGTATATGCTGTTATTTTTAAATTGTTTGTATATTTAATTTGTGATAATATTATTTAAACCTCTAATTAAACTGCACCACAATTTCCACCTTCTCCTTCTTAATGCTCTTGGTAGCGGAAACCGACAATTCTTCTCTCTTTTTTCGCGTCTTCGAGTTGTCCCCGACTAACAAAAGTTCCTTGCGCTTCGAAGTGCTGTTACGGTTATTCATGTCCTTTTCAATCGTATCATAATTCTTTTCGATATAATCGACCACTTTATTCTCTAGCGCCCATTTGAAGAAATTCAGTTGGCCAATGGTGGTCTCAATACATTTCCCGTTTTTATATGGAATACTTATTCTATCCCACCTGCAGAACGGATCAAAACGTTTCTTACTATAGGCTTTTAGCTTCAACTTGTAATCATCGTAGACCTTAAATCGTCTGGCAATATTTTCCGCGTTTTGGTCGATTACATATAGAGTATAATATTTCTTGGCATAGTTGGTCGAAAACCAGTCCACAATGCGTAACGATATTTTAGACTCGCCTGTAATAATTCGCAGCATATCGTCTAAATTATCATTCTCATCCGTCCTGTAGAATACCATTAAGTTTTTCAATAGTAGGTCATTTTGAGTAGTATAGGTAGAATTATTGCTCATTATTTATGAATTATTAAAAGTTATTTAAGTTGTTTTAAATAATATATATTATATTTAGTAAAATTATATTTAGTAAAATTATAATATCAAATTATAATATTATGGATAACTTTATGGAAGCTTATTTTGGCCCTTTGGGTAAAGAGTATTGCACTTATTTTTACGCTCTGTCTATCTTTTTCGGAATAGGCTTTGTAGTTAGCGCAATTTCAGTTGCGTCTTATATCGTGATGCATTATAAAAAGGTGGATATGATGTTTATAGCTAATTCCTTTATATTATTGTTGAATTCCTTTTTGATTTATTTTGTAAATCGGTTGCTGAATACAATGTGTGTTAAAAGTTTGTAAATAGTCGATAAATTCCTCCACCGATTGCTGACTACTTATTGGTAATTTTATCCTGACTAGTATTGATTGGTTTTAGGAACATATCTCTTACTACAATGTCATTGACATAACTAGATTGTGAGCTTAGAAATGGATTGGCGCCTCGTTGTTGGACTAGTTCTCGATCTGCTACTCGGTTGTCTAATTCTTCTCTTTTGTTACTGGTAGTTCCTAAATCGTCCGCCAAGGATTGATTGATTGCGCTTTGTTGGGTATCATATTCAGTTATAATATCTGAATTAGAAGTCGTTTGTTTTTCTGGCCGGGCGCTTTTATAATAAGGTTCGCCCAGAGTCCATTTCCAAAAATAAAATTTCGCATTCATATTTACATTCATATTCGCATTCATATTTACATTCATATTTATTATTAAGTAATTTAAAATAATAAATATTTGTCGCTATTTTCACCGGTTTGGAAGCAAACTTTATACCCTTGTTATTGTTAAATTCTGGGTAATATAAAAGGCATCTTTGTTAGTTCGTCTTCTTTTTAAATTACATTCTAAACAAGAGACAACTAAATTATTTTTATTGTGACCAATATCATTATCGATTCTATCTAGAGACCACTGCTTCATTTCTCTGACAAATTCATATAATAAATACATTTCACAGGAACAATAATGACATTTAAGTTCGCATGTTACCAATAAATCGATTGTGTAGTCAAATGTCACAAATTCGGATTCCAAAAATAAGTTTTTTAAATTATCTTGGTGTTTGTAACTGGATATTTTTGTTTTAATATGACTAACAATCAAGCTAGATAGTTTATTAAAAGAGGTGCTATGTATATCTTTCAATACTTCTAATTGAGTTTGAAATGATAATTCTTGTTCATTTAGGTCCCAAGTGTTAGTTTCTACCTTCTTTTTCTTATCCTTATCCGTTTTATCGTAAACCTTTTTCATTTGATATTTCGTGGTTGTTCCAGTAAATATTACCTTTTTTGTTTCGTTAGATTCGGTTACTTGATTAACATTTGTTACAGTTATGTCCTTGAAAGCAATATCTTTGACAAAAATTCGTTTAACAGAATCCATATTATTATTGCATTATTTATAAATCAATATAAATCAATATAAATATTTCTTATTAATATAATATTTTAAAAACTGAGTTAAACTCATCTTGCCATATTAATATATAATATATAATGCAAAAAGAAATAGAAGTAGAAGTAGAAGAACCCGCTGTCTTTAAAAAAGCCACCTCGGAATGTAATGAACTCAAAGCAATTAAATACAAAACCCTTCTAATGAATGGCATTGTGTGGCCAGAAACAAAGTCATCTAGCGATCTAACAAACCTAGATAAATTTCTAGAAAACGAAAAAAACAGTAATGCGAATGATCCCTGGAGCAAATTAGATAAAACAGCAAAGATTAAAAAGATTTCCGTTTTCGCCGAAAAATATAAAACCGAAAACACTCTAACTGACGACGAATTTAATAAACTAACCAGTTTCCTAAAGGATTGCCTCGATAGGAAAAAATTACAACGAGTCAAAGATGTTATATATGATAAATCCAATGGCGAAATAAAAGATATCCCCGCGCTTCATCATAATAAACAATCTAATCATTTTACGCTCAAAAATACCGACAAGCATGTTTCCACTACAAGAAGCCTAGCGCCTAAAAAGGTAAGAGGAACAGCTAAAAATGTAGTGAATTATGATTCAGACACTTCGATATGAAATAACTCAATCATAACCCTATTAATTATTTCAATATAGTTGTCTCCGCATAATTTAAAAATGACACCATATAACATGGAAAATAATACTTGAAATTTCACCAAGTCTTCACATGGTCTAATATTGAACCCGTTAACCATTAAATTATTATCGACAATATAATCATTTAATTCAGAGATCGAATTAAATATATTTATCTGACTGAAATGTTTTGATATATTAAATGTATTATCGATAAACCTTGTTAGTATGAGCATGATATTATTAGAATGTTTTTTAGGTAACAAAGCCAAACAATTGACCGGTTCAATCAATCCAGACAGCAGCAAGTTTTCCGCCATGACTTCTGCGGATGTTCTAGTCATATTCGCAAAAATATAATAAAAGGTATTTTTCATTTTATCGATTTCGTAAACCAATCCAAAGTCCAAAACGCCTATTTTGTATTTATATTTTGGGTCATTTTCATCCTTGATAAATAATATATTTCCTATATGTAAATCCCCGTGACATCGCCCGGTCATCAACATTGATACTAAAACAAATTTGATTATTTGCTTTGAATATTCGATATAATCGGCTGGATTAATAGCGCTAATTGTTTCTCCTTTAATATATTCCATCATGATTATATTCGAAAACTTATCCGTAACATCTTTGTAGACATTGGGAATTTTAATATATTTTAAATGCTTGCTGTTATTTTTCATCATTTGAATATTTTCAACTTCCCTTGTGAAATCGGTTTGTTGTTTTATTAGGTGTATGTTATTATGTATTATATCAGATATACTCGCTTTTTTTATAATAGGAATAAATGACATTAATCGAGCGCAAAATAACAATTTCTGTATCCCGTCTTGTAATGTCGCGTCTATATTGTTTCGTTTCATTTTAATGATGATTGTTTTAGATCCCCCTTCTTTAAGTCCTTTAAATACTAATGAAATCATCCCTGAATTAATTGGCATATAATCATTCAAAATGGTAATATTGTATTCTTGTTCTAAACTAACAAGAGCGCTCTTATCTATATCTGTGACAGACCAAGGCACATTATCTGTAAATTTTAATAGACAATCGGTGTATTGTTCGTCAAGTATATTGTTATTTAATACCAGTGCTTGGAATATTTTAACATATAAAATGTTTTTTAAAGATAGCCGATAAGTCAAATTGCGGATACATTTTTCATAATTTTTAAAAGCATAATATAAACATAATTCGTCGAATATAATCCAGCATACACAAATGACAAACCAACAATTACTAAAAAATTCGGTTAACTTATTTAAAAACATGTTAGTTTATATTTGATATTATATTAAAGGATAGATTTTCTATAAATTGTTTTAATTTATTAAACATATTGTAAATTATATTCCCAATCAATTTTTCAGAAAAAGATGGTAAATGGTGGTTATCTATTAAATATATATCGCAATTTATTTTGATACAGTGGTTGTTAATAATAATAAACCCAATATTTATGTTTTGTATTGGCATTGATTCTACATCGTCCGTGTCCATATCTGGTGTATTTGTAAGTGATTCGCATTTAAATACAATTTTGTTAGTTCCAAGATTATATTTATTAATATTTAATGCTAAATAATATTGTGGTAATCCTAAATCGCCGAATATATCCTTCAATAAAATAACCAGATTTGTATTGTTGTTGTATTTGTCGTTGTCGTTGTATTTGTCGTTGTCGCTGCTCTTGTCGTTACTCTTGTCGTTGCTCTTGTCGTTACTCTTAGACAGAGATTCGAATATATTGGGATTCAATGTATAAAGTAATTGAATTAATTCAAAATTGATAATAGATGGTAAAATTATATTGCTGTTGTTTATATCAAATGTTAGGTTGAATTTATTGGCGTTTAATTTAATAAAGATAAGACCATTCTTTTCTATTATTTTCTCAATTGTTTGTAACTGCGTTTGTCCTTGCGTTTGTCCTTGCGTTTGTAACTGCGTTAGTCCTTGCGTTTGTAACTGCGTTAGTCCTTGCGTTAGCATTAGTAATAAATGATAATTAAATATATATAAAATAACTTATATATTTGAATTAGTTATATTTGAATTAATATGGATATAAATACATTTTACTATATATAATATATACATTTTTGTCAATGTCAATGCCAATGAATACATTTTTGTCAGAATTAGTCGATATTTTTGCTCTTATAATACCCGACGACGAACCTATTTTTAATGAAGACGAATCCCTCGAATTATACGAAACATGTCTACACCTAATGGAAGAATTCGTTAAAAACAACCCTACTATGATCACTGAGCCAGATTTTGATGATATTTTTGAAGACAATATTAACGAATTAATGGAGGCTGTATTTGCTGAAACGGATATTTTTTATTTAGAAGAAGATTTGGATGAAATTCTTAGTCAAGCAAAGACAGATTTCTTCAAGGATTTCATGCCAATTCGTTCATATCCGGATTCAGTCATCCTAGAAGAACCAGATTATGAATATGTGGAGGGTCAGATTGCTTATTTAAAAAGTAAGCCACAGCCGGTTCAGCGAACTAAAGAATGGTATGATTTCAGACACAACCTGATTACCGCTAGTAACGCATATAAAGCATTCGAAAGTCAGAGTAATAAAAATCAGCTAATATATGAAAAATGCCAACCAAATCCGTCTTCTAGTTTTACGGAAGACTTGGATTCAGATTCAGCTTCAACTTCAGCTTCAGCTGTAGACTCGGAAACAAAGATTATACATTTTCAAGCACCTGTACAAATGGTCAATGTAAATAGCAGTTTACATCACGGGCAAAAATACGAACCTCTGTCTGTTATGATTTATGAAGACACTTATAAAACAAAAGTGGATGATTTCGGATGTATTCAGCACGAAACCCAAGCGTTTTTAGGCGCGTCCCCTGATGGAATAAATGTAGATCGCGACTCTTCAAGATACGGTCGGATGTTAGAAATCAAAAATATCGTGAATCGCGAGATAGACGGCATCCCTAAAAAAGAATATTGGATTCAAATGCAGCTACAAATGGAAGTATGTGACCTAGACGAGTGCGACTTTTTAGAAACCAAATTTACAGAATATGAAAATGCGGGAGCATATTGGGCCGATACATCTGGTAAAAGAAAGGGTATAATCATGTATTTTCATGCCAAAGAAGGGAAACCTTTTTATAAATATATGCCACTGTCTCTTGTCGAAATCCAAGATATAGATAAATGGCAGGAAGAGATGATGGATTTGTATCAGTCCTACAAATATAAATATGTTTGGATAAAGGATTATTATTGGAAACTGGATATTGTTAGCTGCGTTCTAGTTTGCCGAAACAGACAATGGTTTAAAGATAATATTGAAGGATTGGCTGAAATATGGTCGACCATTGTTTCAGAACGCGTTTCCGGATATGAGCATCGAGCGCCAAATCGTAAACCAAAACCGACAACGCTTACGCTAGACATGGATGCCAGTAATAATAGTACCGGTTCTGGATGTTTATTGAATTTTAACAAGGAAAACGGAAAGGTAACGGTTGTCAAAAGCGAGGCTAAGCCTAATGCGCCTATTGGTAATCTTAATATACATCCCTTTTTTCAAATTAAATCATAAATTATTTGACTCCAGCTTCGCAAACCATTTGGCTCCACCTTTGCGAACATAGTAAAGGTGGAAGATTTAGTAAAGTATATTCTCGTTGGTCGGTATAGAAAAATACAACCTGTTAGGTTCGCTTCTATAATATCCTACACGGGCGCCATTGCCCTGTTCAGCTGGAGGAAGAGGGGTAATTTCATTCGGTCCGTGATTCGAATCGTGGTATAATGCGCCGCAAAATTCCGCTCTAGAGCATTTACCATCATCAGGGTTTCGATTATTACGAATATTATTTGTAATTTGTTCAAATGAACCGACGCCAAAAACGGGATAGTCCTTCCAAATATCGCTAGCGTTATTAGCAGATACGCCTTTTGTCTCCATTAAAGGGTAATCATCTAATATAGGTTTCTCGACAGAATTTGGAAAATCTCCAGGGACGGATAATACATCGCTTTTATATCTTTTGAATCCCTTGAAACCTTCTGTTGCCTTTTTATAAAATGGAGCTAAATATAATCCTACTATTAATATGAATAATAAAAATAAAATACTTTTGATAGTCCTGTCCTTCATTATATATTTATATTATATATAAATATAAATATAAAGCTTTGTATATTTGTATATTGTTTAAATTTAGTTATAAATAATAGCTTAAAAATAACAAGATATTATTTATAATGCTTCCCAATAGTAGTAATAGTAGTAGTAGTAGTAGTAATAATAGTAATAGTAATAGTAGTAGTAGTAATAGTAGTAGTAGTAATAGTAGTAATAGTAGTAGTAGTAGTAGTAGTAATAGTAATAGTAGTAGTAACTCTGAAATGCGCGTTCAAAAAAGAACCGGGATATTAGAGGATATATCATTTGATAAAATTCTAATACGTATTAAAAAGCTTGGATCGGAAGCTAACATTCATATCAATTATTCGTCGCTTGTCATAAAAGTAATCGACCAATTATATGACAAAATACCGACCACAAAAATCGACGAATTGGCGGCAGAACAATGTGCTTCATTATCTACATTACACCCAGATTACGGCACTTTGGCGGCCAGAATTGTAGTCTCCAATCATCATAAAAATACAGAACCCCTTTTTTCAAATATAGTAAACACGCTATATAATTTTAAAGATATTCATGGTTTAAATTATCCCCTGGTTTCACAAAATCTTTGGGATTTTGTTAGTTTATACTCTACAGAGATTGACGAAATGATTGTTCACGAACGAGATTATTTAATTGACTACTTTGGTTTCAAAACATTGGAACGAGCTTACCTATTCAAACACAATGGTCAAATTATTGAAAGACCGCAGCATATGTGGATGCGCGTGGCGATCGGGATACATTGCGTATGCGTAAGCAGTAAAAGCGTGCTCGCGCTTGTTAAAGAAACATACGAATTAATGTCGCAAAAGTATTTCACTCATGCTACCCCAACACTTTTTAATGCTGGAACTCCGCGACCGCAGTTATCTAGCTGCTATTTAATCGCCATGGAAGATGATAGTTTAGACGGTATTTATAATACATTAAAAGATTGCGCATTAATATCAAAATGGGCTGGCGGTATTGGTCTACATATCCATAATGTCAGAGCTAAAGACACGCATATTAAGGGCACTAATGGAACTTCTAATGGCATTGTTCCAATGCTCAGAGTTTTCAATAATACTGCCAGATACTGTGACCAAGGAGGTGGGAAGCGTAACGGCTCATTTGCCATCTATTTGGAGCCATGGCATCCCGATATTTACGATTTCCTGGAAATGAAAAAGAATCATGGCGACGAAGAGCTCAAGGCCCGTGATTTATTTTACGCGCTTTGGATAAGCGACCTATTTATGGAGCGCGTCAAAGAAAAAGCGGGTAAATGGTCGCTATTTTGCCCACACGAGTGTCCGGGTCTTGCCGATGTTTACGGTCCAGAATTCGTGGCGCTTTATACCAAATACGAGTCGGAAGGCCGCGCTAGAAAAGTGGTAGAAGCGCGCGACTTGTGGTTTAAGATTTTGGACGCACAGATGGAAACAGGGACGCCATATATTTTATATAAAGATTCGGTAAATGCGAAATCAAATCAGAAAAATCTTGGCACCATTAAGAGTTCGAATTTATGCGTTGCGCCTGAAACATTGGTTTTAACAGATAAAGGACATTTAGAAATTGGTTTATTAGAGGGAAAAATGGTAAATGTTTGGAATGGGGAAGAATTTTCAGAAGTAACGATTATGAAGACAGGCATAGACCAAAAATTAATTCAAATAATTATAGGTGTATACGACGACAATGATATTTGTACAATGCGAGTATTAAATTGTACAAAATATCATCAATTTTATGTGTATGATGAAAATAAAAGTGTTTATACTGTTAAAGCCATTGATTTAAAATTGGGCATGTATTTGTTAAAATTTAAAGGCTGTTTAGATGCCGATATCGAAAGTTATGCGAATAATTGCGTGAATAAAAACTATAGGGGATATAATAAAGCAATTGTCGTTGGAATAAATGATTTTTTTAGAAAAGATGACACCTATTGTTTTACAGAACCCAAAAAACATATGGGGGTATTTAATGGAATCTTAACTGGCCAATGTACCGAAATTACAGAATATTCAGACGATAAAGAGACCGCGGTATGTAATCTGGCCTCCATTGCGCTGCCATCTTTTATCGATATAGAAACCAAAACATTTGATTATGTCAAATTACATGAAGTAACCAAGGTTATAACTAACAACTTGAATAAAGTAATTGATGTTAATTTTTATCCCACTGATAAGACAAAAATAAGTAATTTTAAGCACCGACCTATCGGCATCGGTGTCCAGGGTCTAGCAGACGCGTTTATTTTGCTTGATATCGCGTTTCATTCCGATGAAGCAAAGGAAGTCAACAAGCTTATTTTTGAAACCATGTATCACGCGGCGTTAGAAAAGAGCAACGAACTAGCTTATGAAAGATTTAACGATGGGAAAAATGATTTTAAGTTTTTGAAAAAACAATTAGAAACCGGTTCTTTAAACTTTTGCGATTTAAATGATTTCGATTTTATCAGGGAAGAAATCGAAAAACTAGATGAAAGCAGGTGTGGTTCATATAGTTCCTTTATTGGCAGTCCAGCGTCACAGAGCATTTTACAATATGATATGTGGTCCAACTTCACCGGATTATCGGGACGATACGACTGGGCCAGTCTAAAGCAGTCCATTGTAAAACATGGGTTGCGGAATTCGCTTCTCATTGCGCCAATGCCAACCGCATCGACCTCGCAAATTCTGGGGTTTAACGAATGTTTTGAACCGCTGACTAGTAATTTGTATTCTAGGCGGACTCTGGCCGGCGAATTCGTGGTTGTAAATAAATATTTGATGAAGGAGTTGCTTGCGATTGGACAATGGAATGAACAAATTAAAAACAATATTGTTGCGAACAAGGGTTCTATTCAACAACTAACAAATTTACCTGAACATATAAGAAATAAATATAAGATTGTTTGGGAAATACCGATGAAACACTTGATAGACATGTCGGCGGACAGAGGTGCGTTCATTTGTCAGAGTCAGAGTCTTAATTTGTGGATGGAAGACCCTGTATATAATAAATTGACCTCGATGCACTTCTATGCTTGGTCCCAAGGACTGAAAACGGGCATATATTATTTGCGTAGAAAGGCGAAACACCAAGCACAGCAATTCACTATTGAACCGGAAAAAAGGGCTAATGTAGTGGAAGAAGATGAAATATGCGAGATGTGCTCTGCTTAAGGAAGAGCTTCGCTCGACTTAATAAAGGTTATCGCGATTTCCTTGTTCTTTTACTCATAATGTTTTTCTTCTTTTTTGTAATACTTTTATTCCTACATTTAGTAGGTGAAATCTTTTTTATATAACTAGTAATTGTTTTGTTAGTATGATTAATGTCAATGGGGTTTTTATCAAGACTAATACAATACACTCGTAAACAAATAATCGCATCTATTAGCGCATCATGTAGCAACTCTTGTTTAGGAACGCACCCAAAAAAATGTTCATATGCTTCAATTAGCCTAGGTGTTTTGAATTTATAATATGATTTTTTATTTTGACCATTTGTATTTGTATTTTCCAACTTACACATTGGTCTGGTTATCTCCTGTGTACATTTAAATTTCTTATCAGTCATCATTTCTATTATATCAGGGTCCTCTGAATTTTTTGTTAGTCGTAGTAGCTCGGCTACAATCATTTTCCTATCGAACGCGACATTATGTCCCACAATTGTATCCGCTTCCTTTACATCCTTTAAGAATTCCTTTAACACATCTTGAATTTTCGCGCGATCCTTGGACTCCATCTTTTGATGACTGATATGATGTATAGCCAAGCTTTCTTCCGATATTTTAACATCTTCTTCAATGTCAATATATTTGTTGAATATTTTTGTCTTGGTTGAGGGATTATCTGTGTCATAAAGAATGTAAGCTAGCTGAATAATGCTAGGCCATTTAGTTAACAAAGTGCTCCACATCGAGGTCTTTTTTTTCAGATTCTTTATACTTAATAGTTTTTTGCTATTTACCCATGTCGTTGTTCCAGGAATATAAGGCGCTCTGTCACTTGTTTCCGTATCAAATGCTAGTATTTTAACCATTTATATAATGAGATAAAAATATTATATAATATAAATTAAAAATAAATAATGTCAATGTATTGTAAGAATGAATATTATTACATTAAGAAATTATTTACATAGCATAAAAGATGATTGGAATTATATAACACCTATTGATTTTTACAACCAATATTATTTAAAAAAAAAAGATTATTTTTTAATTGATTTGCGAAGCGAAAAAGAATATAAAAAAATGCACATTAAAGGTTCAAAAAATATATTTTGGTTAAATATATTAGACGAAAAAAATTTAAAGAAATTACCCAAAAATAAACCGATATTTTTAATTTGTTATGTAGGACACACAAGTAGTCAAATATTAACTATATTAAAAATGTTAGGCTACAATGTTATATCCATAAAGTATGGTTATGGATTATCTCCAATTCAAGGTGTTCCTGTTGCGGGATGGTTAGACTATGGATTGCCAACAGAAAGTAGTAAATAATTTACATATGCCTTTAAACAAATGTTTTACATATGCCTTTAAACAAATGTTTTACATATGCCAAAGGTTCTACGATGCCACTTGGTAATGCCATATGTTTTTATTCCATCCATATGTATTTTCGCTCCATATCCTTTGTTAGAGTCAATCCCATATCGCTCGATTAGCTCAGGGTTTTCTACGCATAATTCGTGAATATATTTGTCTCGCTCTGTCTTTGCTAGAATGGATGCGGCGGCAATCGAAGTAAATTTATTGTCACCTCCTTCAACCGTTTCATAGTTTATATGAACCAGTTTGGTCTTCCCGTGATTCAAAATAGTTAGTTGTTTGAAGTAATTGCCGTCAATTAGCAAGAGCAAATTTTCATAATTTGCTTCTATTATTTTATCTGGGTTTTCTTGTTGTTTCTCTTGTTGTTTCTCTTGTTGTTTCTCTTGTAACTGTTTAATCACGCTTTTGATTGCTTTGTGCATTGCTGACTGAGTTGCCTGTAAGATATTAATTTCATCGATTACTCTTTCATCCTCATATTCGACTGCCCAACAGATTGCGTGTTGTTTAATATAATCCGCCACTTCCTGAATTTTTTTAGGATTCTTAGAGGTGAATTTTTTACTGTCCTTCATTTTAAAATGGTCAAAACTGTCATCTTTAGGTAAAACGACCGCGCCACAGTAAACTCTTCCTAACATTGGTCCTCGACCTGCTTCATCCGCGCCAATTTCTAAAGTGCCATATTCCCGCATATATTTTTTAAGAAGGCATGTCGGGGTCGCTTCGCTGCTTGTTGTCGCTTCTTCTTTGGTCTCTTTTGCTTTTTTTATTCTAATCATTTTCTTCTTTTTAACTTCAATGACAATAATTTCTTCTTCTACAGCGACTACATCTTTAACTACAGCTTTGGATCCCTCGTCATCAGAATCATCGATAATTTGAACACAATTATATTGATTAGACATTTGTATATTAATAATACAAAATTTAGATTCTTTATAAAACAAATCAATTTTTTTATAAAGAACTTTTTTCACTATATAAATTATAATGAACGAAGAAATGTTATTCCTTTTTGTCATATTATTGTTAGCATTAATATTATGTACTTATTTAGGGGGCGCTGACTGTGTTAATAAGCGCATCGAAGGCATGACTGGAGTAAATTCCAATACATATGTAGCCGATAATGGAGCAACAGCCAGAATTGTTTCCGGGCCAAATGGTACAACCGTCCTCACGGTAACAGATAAAGATGGCAATTCGAATGCTTATTCTACCGCATCTGGCGGCGATGTCAACACCTATTATGCTTCCAATGGTAACGGTGGAAGCGCAACTTTAACAACGAATTCCAATGGTTCTGCTGTGCTAACAGTTACTACGCAAGATGGGACCAAAACCGTATTTACAGTTCAAAATGACAATGGCTCAACAACTACCTCTTCTACTTCTACTTCTACCTCTAGTTATGATAATTACAATCACTACACCGGAAATTCTCATGCTTCTATTTATTACGGACCCGATGGTGGCACTGCGAAAATAATTGATAACGGATCTGACGGCACTATTGTCATCACCAGAAAGGACGGCACTACCGAAATATATTATATCGATAATAATAATAACAATTCAAACACTACTACCTATGTAGGACCAAACGGCGGCACTGCTAAAATGATAACGGATTCTAATGGCAAGTCCGCGGTCGAAATTACGGGGCCAAATGGCTCTAAAATTGTTTATACGGAAGACAACACCTATACTTATAACGACAATACAGGCGATGTTGACCAATATTCGCACTATAATGGTTACAATAATAATGGTTACAATAATGTGGATACGAACACCTATTACGGTCCCAATGGTCAAGTAAATACGGCGACGGGACCTAATGGAAACACTGCTGTCGCCGTTAATAATAACTCTGGCGTATATAACAGCTCTTTGCCTGCAGGTGTCTCGCGAAATCAAATCCCAGCTGGAGACGAAGACTTGTATATTTTGAAGTCGCAGGTTGTGCCCCCGGTTTGCCCTCCAGCTCCGGTTGTAAATTGTGACCATAAAGATAACGATATTAGTAAGTGTCCGCCTTGCCCGGCACCACAAAGGTGCGCAGAAAGTCCATATGAATGCAAAAAAGTACCTAACTACAACGCATTCAACCAAGATTATATGCCAGTTCCGGTTCTAAACAGTTTCAGCACATTCGGGATGTAAATATAACACTAGTAAATACTATTTAAATACAAATTCTAATTATAATATATATAATGGAAGAAACCGATGAAGAAATATGGAAGCCAATTACAGATTTTCCAAATTATGAAGTTAGCTCAAAGGGACAAGTTAAAAGTAATTATAAGAATATAATAATGAAACTACAAAAAAATTATGCAGGTTATTTAAAAATATGTTTAAAAAATAATGAAAGCAAATATATTAGCTGTAGTGCTCATAGATTGGTTGCTAAAGAATTTATAGATAATACAGAAAATAAACCAACAGTAGATCACATAGATAAAAATAAACAAAATAATTGCGTAACTAATTTAAGATGGGCTACTTATAAAGAACAAACTATACATGTAAATAAAGGTATCAAATTTTTTAAACCAATAAATTACAGACCAGTTTATAGAATAAATAATGAGACTAATGAAATAATTGAATTATATAAATCAATATCTGAAGCCGCTTTATGGATTATAGACAATAAATTAACCAGTATTAAAGATAAAGATAAAAATAATATAAGCATAATTAGTAGTAAAATATGCGCAGTTGGAAACAATAAAAGATCCATAGCTTATGGATTTAAATGGCAATATTTTTATGAAAAAGAAAATGAAAATGAAATTTGGAAAGAAATACCATTTGAAATTGTAGGTAAAAATAATTATTATGTATCAACCAAAGGAAGTTTTAAAAATAATAAAAATGTAATTATAAATGATCATAAATATAACAGCGGTTATAAAAGAATTAATATAAATAATAAATCTTATTCACTTCATCGTCTAGTTGCTTTAACTTTTTTAGAAAATCCAGAAAATAAAGAAGCCGTTAATCATATTGATGGCAATAAATTGAATAATCAACTAACAAATCTAGAATGGGCTACATGTTTAGAAAATAATATTCATAAAATACAAATTGGAATATCAAACAGCACACAAAAAGTAATACAGTATAATTTACAAATAAATAAGATTAATGAGTTTAATTCTATAGTTGAATGTGCTAAATTTTTAAATGTTAGTGCTAGTTGCGTATCAAATAATTGCACAGGTAAAACACTGGATACAAAATGCGGTTTTTTATTTAGATATGCAGAATAAATAAAAAATTGATTTAATTATTATTAAATAACAATAATAATAATAATTAACAAATGGTATTCATATACATATTACAATTACAACAAGGCAAATACTATATTGGTAAGACTACCAATCCTTCTTTTCGAATAGATAGCCATTTTAACGCAAATGGATCTGCTTGGACTAAAAAATATGCGCCTATTAAAGTATTAGAACTAATTCCGGACTGTGACGACTACGATGAAGACAAACATACTAAAATCTATATGGACAGATATGGAATAGATAATGTTCGTGGTGGATCATTTGTTCAAGTAAAATTAGATGAAGCTACAATAAATCATTTAAGTCATATGAGCAACGGATCAAATGATAAGTGCTTTAGTTGCGGGAAATCAGGTCATTTTGCTCGAGATTGTAATGAAAAGCGGAAGCAGAGTATGTTTGGTGCTGTTCTTATTGCAATAAAGAATTTGAAAGTAAACGCAATGCTTTGGAACATGAAGGAACATGTAAAAAATCTAAACCTGATGGCAAATGTAATTGCCCTTCCTCCTACTTTTCACCACACAGAAAAAGCAGATGTTTTCTAAAACAAATGGTAGAAGAAAGCGATGACGATAGTGAAGAAGAAATACAATGTTGTTACAGATGCGGTAGAGAAGGACATTATGCAAATACATGTTATGCTTCAAAACATATAAAAGGTTATAATTTAAAATAAGCCTCATATTCTTATTACTTATTGAATCTTAATATATTGTCAAACTCTATTTAAATACAAATTCTAATATAATATATAATCAAATACTAAAATACTAAAATTCTAATATAATATATAATCAAATACTAAAATACTAATATATTTAATAAATAATTGAAATAAATTTATTATAATAAGTTACCGTTATTATAATATAAACCCTAAATAAACTCAAAGATAAAGATGTCGCTACCAATAGAAGTAAATAATAAAGTATTAATACGATTTAGTATTCAAGCTGATAAAAAAGGATATACCGGTGAAACAAATTATATTATAGGAACAGTCGAACAAAAGGCGATTACAAGGCACTGTTACGAGCATGGTAAAAACCCAGAATATACCACGACTTACTTAGTAAAGTTCGACGAGGAATACTTTTTGGAGAGAAGCGATGAAGACAAAAAGAGATGTACTTATCCTGAGGATAAAAAATATATTACATATTTGGTATATACTGAAGAAACCAATGTATTATGCGATTCCTATTTGAAGCCAAAAGCGATTTATCGTGTTTAAACGCGCTTATAATTCACTTATTATTTCACTTATTAATTCACTTATTAATTCACTTATTCTCGTTATCACTTATTCTCGTTATCACTTATCCCTACTCTTAATACACTTTTCATCTATTTGCATTGTCTGTTCCTTGGTATCCTGTGGCACAATTTTAATAATACATTTAGATTTCTTACCATACAATGGTTCGGTACATCCCTTTTCTTTTCTACCATTTTTATTCTTTTTTGTTTTCGTATATTTGAAAAGGAGTGGCTTTTCTTCTGTGCACCTGGCTCGAAAATGCTCATATCGTTCTCTCACATCACAATAAGTCAAATTCGACTTCTTTTTAAGCATCCGGTTCACAAGCTCATGTAGTTCATATATATATCTGGAAAAGGTCTCTCGGTTCTTCATTTCAGCCATGGTTAAAGGCATTGACTTAAAATTAGTTTTCAAATTTTCCCGACAATATTTACATGGCAACACGTGTTGTAGAGACAGGATGTAATCTCGGTAATGCTTTTTGTCTTCTTGTGTCGGATTTACAGGATAATTGAAGCTCATGGTATGTAGCGAATGCCATAAAGGTGCACCCCAGACCGATGTTAAAAACCCATCGCCTGAATAAAAATCGCCCTTTTTGAATATTTTATGTTTATTCGTTTCATTCGTTTCATTCGTTTTCCCATGTTTCTTTTTCCGATTCTTACGCGTGTAAGTCATGGTATAATATATTATTATATTATTATATTAATATATTTTATAAATGTCCAGTTCATCGATAATCACCGAATATGCGAAATCAACACAAAAGGTATGCTTGTGTATTAGCATATCCGCCTTTCTGATAATATTGTTCATAATGACGCCGCTTAACTCTTTTTTATTGTCCTCTATTTTCGGAAAGGCGATTATTCTGCTCCTTTTAGGATATACGGTTTATTATAATATAACGAAA